TCATAACTATACAATATTGGCACCATTCACCTCTTTTATTTCAAGATCAGGAAACAACCCTTTAAAATAATCATAAACAGCATTTTTTAAGTGTCTTGACATAATATGGGAAGGTATATAATCTTCCATTTCTCTATCTATTGAATAATCGTAGTATAATGTTTTAGATGGTCTTCTATATACAAATAACGGGTTACCGTTTTCATCCATCAAGTATATTGATTCTCCAGCCCATTTACCCCAACTTTTAACATTTTTAGAAATGGTTTTTATAAACATCTTCTTATACTTTGGGTATTCGTCAGCGTATTCAGCATCAAAACGATCTCGTCTATAAGTTTCGTTCAATAGTTCAAGTTGTTCTTCGGTGATTATGATTTTCATATAAGATAAATACTTCGTTAAATAAAAAACCCTCCATAAAGGAGGGTTATGTTTTTAAACTTAATCAAAGATGTGGAAATCATCATCTTGTTCCGCTCTTGCGTAAACTGATTGAGGAATTATGTTTTTACCTTTAGCTCCAGGTATGTTAACAACCATAAGTTCCGGCATGTTACCGATACATTCAGGTAATGGTTGTAAATTAGGGTTGTCAGGTAATGAAAGGTATTGTAATTTAGGTAAACTACAAATTGATTCAGGAATTGAGGCAACACATCCTACCAAATTCAATGCTGCCAAATTTCTAAATCTAGAAATATCATCCGGAATATTCAAAGCAAAATTTGTATCCTTTTTAGTATTCTTGAATGTGAATCTTTCAAGATCTGCCGGTAATGTTTCAAAAAACTCATCAAAACCATATAATGCAATGAACTTAGATGCTGAATCACTTGGGTAATCTACCTGTACTTTTTTACCTTTTTCACCTGTCAATGCCTTCATAAATTCAGGTTTGAAGAATTGTTTTAACCCTTCTTCATTTGTATTTAAGAATTGAGTTAAGTCAATTTGTCTATCTGATGGATCCATAAATTGATTAGATGGGAAGTGAAACTGATAACGAAGTGCTGGAAGACCAGATACATCACCAAATTCTTTACCACCTTGATGTTGAGCCCCTTTGTTTGGAATTACAACATACAAAGGCCCATCCTTAATATAACGATCAAACCAAGTAAGACCAGGTGATGATGTACACCATCTTGTTTCACCTTTAGATGGTTCTTGGTAGTTACCACCGTAGAAACATGCCGCGTTTTTACCTATTTGACCTGTGTCTGAGATTTTAGCCACAGTCCAATCTTGACCACGATAAACAACATCAGCACCAGGGTGCTCATATGTTTTAGACGCTTCTTTTTTCTCTTCAGCAGTCGCTTTAGTTTTCTCTAAACTAAAGTCCTTAACTTGATCGTATAATGTATCAACAGTCAACTTATTAATATCACGTAACTCTTGAGGTAATCTATTTTTGAATCTTTCAAATTTTTGTAAGTCACCAGTCACCTTATACAAATCCTCCATAAAAAGATCTCTATATTCTTTAAGTGCCGATTTATATTGACCTGATTGAGGATCCAAAATATTTAATGGGTGATTTGGTTCCAATTTAGGTTTGATAAAGTTTTTCAATAACCATTGGACGTATTTACCGATTTTAACACGGTCCATATCGTTAGGTGTGGCGTTGTCAGCATCCATTCCATCAGGAAACTTTGATGTTGGGTCAGCCGCGATCAACGCAAACAATGTTTCAAAAGGCAATAACCCTTTTTTACCTTTCTCTTTTGGTTTAACGAATTTGTCAAAAAGAACTTGGAATCTCGAATTTTCGACGATAAGATCTTTCAATAAGTTTGTAAATAGCATTGACATGATTTTTTTATTAATAAATATTTGTAATTAAGAAAAAATTAGTAATTCATAATAAGTAATTCCTCACCCATGTTTTGTTTTTCACCTTTCTTGGCTGAAGCCGCTTTAGCAAACTCCTTTTTAACCCAAGTATATTGGTCCTCAGGGAACCATTCTTTAAGAATGTCAAAGTCATAATAAGATAAAGAGAACTTACCTTGTACGTTGTGTAATACGTTCGCCAAACGCTCGTGGTCTTCTCTATCAAAGTCGTGATTTGAATAGTAGTTCTCTGTTTTCCAATAAGGTGGATCCAAATAAATGTAGGTAGTTGGTGAGTCGTACTTTTCAATGACATCAGCGAAGTCCATATTCTCTACTTCTGTAATCTTAAGGAAATGTTCAATCCAATCAGGTTTCATTAATTTGTCCCTAAAAGTAAGATATTTTGACTTATACTTCCCTTTTAGATCAATAAAATTTGATTTTTCAGGTTTTGAACCACTGAAAACCTGTGTAAGAATATAAACGTATTTAGCCGCAACTTCATAATTACCAGGTTCTACCCTGAAATTTTCAGCGAATAATTCAGCCTGAAAGCTGATAAATTGTTCTTTATATATTGGTGGTGTTGGTGTCTCACCCAACTTTTGACAATCGATTGCGTTAATGGCTTTCAATAGTTCGGTTGGGTTTTGAACACACTTGAAGAGGTTGTAGTTCAGCGGGTTAAAGTCATTATACACAACTTTTTTTAGGTTTGGGAACTGTTTTAGGTCCATATTAAAAAAACACCAAAACATTCCGCCAAAGGTCTCTACATAAACCTCCATATCTTTATCGTAAAATGGAACAATCCATTTACCAATTTTACTCTTACCTCCTATATAACTTAACATGATACAAATATATATAAGAAACCCAAATTAATCAACTTCAAATATTTTTTAAAAAAGTTTTGGCAAACTCAATAATATACTTATCTTTGTAGGGTGTTTAACACACAGGGAATGTCAGCCCTCCCACTCGAAAGCTGACCACAAGTATTTAGTGATGTAAATACAAGGTTGATCACCTCAATTCAGTGAATGAAATAATCTTAACCCCACTCAAAAGGTGGGGTTTGTTGTATTTATATAATATGAAACTGTTAAGAGTATTAGAATCCATTCTTTTTGAATCCAAACGTATTAAATTGAGTTCTTTCCAAGATGACGATGGAGACGTATTTAATGTGATTGCAACCATACATACTCAAGATGGCGTAAATAAAAGTTCTGTCTCAGCAACAAGGGTTGATATTGATTTAATAAATGATGTGATTGATGAGTATCAAGATATATTTTCTCAACTTACTAAATCTATCGAGGAAGACATTAATAAAGAATCTATTTTTGTTAGAGATTCTGGTAATCGATTTGATTTTATTATAAATCCAGAATATGTTAATGGTAAATATAATTTAATGATTACGACATCAATGAATCACCCCGAAAAATTGAACGTAAAACCGGAAAATAAGTTTGTAATATTCACAAGTGGTGGTGATACCATAATAAAAGAACAAATAGACTTCAATAACTTTACTAAAATAGTAAGAGGGGATATAATTATTTATATAATTTAAATTATGGAAAACCAAAAACCAACAGAAGTTAAATGTAGAGCTTGTGAAGAAAGTAAACAAGTTCAAAATACTCAAAAATTTGTCCTTATTGGTGGTGGTCTATTTTTCTTTTTTGGGGTATATGGTATTATTTCCGCAATTAGAGACCTTCTTTCACTAATTTAATCCCTCTCAAATTTAACAAACTGATTGATCATTAGATCACCTATAGTTTCTAATCTAAACCCTTTAGACTTAACCCTTAATGGAATTGATGTGTCAACTTTTTTAGGCATCTTAATAGTTAATTCACCATCAGGATGTGGGACAACTAAATTACCTTCCTTAAGGTCTTGAATGTTTAAAAACGCATTATACACAAGGTGATTACCTATCTTGTCAAAATTATCTTGTGGTTTCAAACCAATTCTAACAACTAAGTCACCATATATTCCATTTCTAAAATCTCCCATTCCTTGAAGTCGTAAGAACTGCCCGTTATCCGCCCCGTGTGGTAATGATATATCAAGGCTCTTCATTTCAGGTTTTGATCCCGTACCACTACACATAAAACATGGGTTAATTAATTTATGTCCAGTACCACGACAAGTATCACAAGCCATCTGTATCAACTGAACGAACATTCCTGACCCCATTTGTCTAACAACATTACCGGATCCACCACAAGTGTTACAGGTGGTCTTATCTCCACCACCACCATTACAAGGTTCACACATGACTTGTCTACGATATGATAACGTATGTTTGTTGGCTCTATAAGAATCTAAAACACCAATATTAACGGTGATGTTTGAGGTATGTACCGGTCTTTGATTGTTGGTTTGTTTTCTATTACCAAACATCTGTGAGAACATATCACCCATATCACCAAATCCACCAAACGGATTTTTTCTTTGGGTATCATACTGTTGTCTTTTTTGTTCGTCACCAATTGTATCGTAAGCCACGGATATTTTCTTAAAAACTTCCTCATTACCTCCAGCATCAGGGTGGTTTTCTTTCGCCAACTTTCGATAAGCTTTTTTGATCTCATCTTGAGTGGCGGTTTCCGTTACCCCCAATACCTCGTAAAAATTTTCATTATTCATTTATTATGAGAAATTATTATTATTGTTTTATGAATTACCTTGTGGTATTGTTTAAAAATAAGGAAAGAAAGAAAATAATCAACCGATTTAAAACCTTTGATCGAGCTGATGCCTTTTATAATAAAATGGTGGAGGAAAATAAGTCGGTAATTTTTGAAACAATGGTTGAAAATGCTAGACCTTGTGATTATGAACTTTGTTTAATTAAGAGACAAGACGATAACTTTGAAAAGTTATTTGTTAAAGATGATTTTGGTAGACAAATATTAGTAGATCTTGATGATCCCGAATATAAAATAATGAGGGTGTCCAAATATAAAGTCCCTGAAAAAATATTTGATGTTAACCAAAATAAGAAGATAACGACTGAGGAATTTATAAAAAAATATCTACCAAAAAACACAATAAAGTTAATATCGAGATTAAATAACAAAGTTGCCGTTCAAAACGACGATAACGTTAAATTATTTTCATTAAAAGATGAGGATGAATCTCGTAGATTTTTAGAGAACCTTAATGATTATTTGATTGATAATGGGAGGGGTGATGCAATTATTGTTATTGAAACAAGTAAACCACAAAAAAAGTATCTGTATGATATTCTATCAGGAATGGGTTTTAGTAAACAATCACTTTACAGAAGGTCCACCACCTACAAACCTAGATAAGAATCTTTTAAATAGGCTAACAGGTTTTTTTGGTTCTTCAAACTTATTGTAATCAATACTTTCTTCATGTATAAAGACGTGTTCAACACCTGACATGTCGATTGAAAACTTCTTATGTCCTCTATCTATTTTTCTAAAGTTACTTTGTACTTTTTTAAAGTCATCGTCATCCAATTCAAAGACACAAATCATTTTTCCGTCAGGAAATAGGGTTTGCATAGCATCTGTTATCAATGCTAAATTTTCTAATACCCCATCAGTACTTTTTTTATCTTCTTCCATAACGTTAGTTTTTCCTTAGGTTTTGCAATATCTTCTTTTCTGAAGTCTTTCAAAGATTCGATAATTCTTTGTTTCTCTTTGTTTAATTCCGATCTATCTTTTTCAATCTCGTTCTTCAACCAGTCTATCGCTTGTTCCTCTCGTGTTGATAACTTCTTCTCCATCATCTATTTTTTCTTCAAGTATGTCAAATTTTAAAGATTGTAAATTATCAAGTTTTTCACTTTCAAATATTTTCTTTAATTCATCAATCTTTTGTTTTAATAATTTTTCTTTCATTTCAATCTCTTTGTTATAAGCGACTATGTTTTTAATATTCTCAACCGTATTATTTAGTTGTTTTTCGTCAAACTCACTAACAAATGAAAAAAATCTAAACCCATCATTTACCTTATCATTTTCAACAATTTTGTCTTCTTGGACAAATCTTTTAGGTATTTTCCAATGATTAGGAAATTCTATGTCAATAGTAAGATAATGTTTCAATTTTCTTACTGAAACTAAAAACTGAAATATATCTTTAAGTTCGTTATACATATTATATTATGTTTGTTATAAAATAAGTTATAAGATAAGAAATAAAGAAGTAATTGGATATTTTTTCGATTCTATTATAAATAATTTGTTTCGGGTCATCGCTAAATATACCGGCAATAACTTTAAAAAGTAAGTTTACCACGAATACACACGATAAAACAAATCCAAACAATAGTAAAATATCCAATCCCTTCATAGTTAATTATTTTTTTCTTTCTTCAAGAATCTCACCTCTTAATTGTTGTATAAGATTTTTTAAATCTTGTGATGTTTTTCTAGCTCTTGTTCCGGCACTTTTATTACCAGCGTAAAACTTAGTAACATCTACACTCAATTGTTCAGTAAGGTCTTTAATTTTTTCTAAAGTTTCCATGTTAACGTAAAAAATTAATGTTTATTAGGTATAAAATAATTACCCACATTGACTTTGTAAAGGTTATACGATTAGATTTTTATCCAAAGTTTTGTATATGTTGTAGATTAAATCCAAGTCAACCTGAGTAAATGGTTTGTCTCTGTTAAATAAGTCATTGAAGAATACATCTATTGAGTTTCTAACGTCGTCTTTATTTTGGGTATAATAAATCTCCATAAAAAGATTAAGGAAGTACTCGTAGTGTTCCCCTTTGGGTTCGAATTTTATGTTTTCTTTTTGGAAATTTTCTATTGTTTTGTTCCAACACCAATCAAAATGGTTTTGATTGTCTTCTGATGTCATTTTAACTTTAGTTTCGTTAAAGTTGTCATCATAACCTAAATAAGTGGTTTTAATCAACAGATATAAACTATAGGAGAGATCGTAATATAATTCCATCTTCTCCGGTATAATATTATTGATCCTGAACCAGATGTCAACTTGTTCAGGATCAAGATTTTTTGTTATGTAATTAAGAAAGTTATCCATAGTCAATTTACTATGAACAAATTATAAATGAAGACCGGCTATTGTAAATTATTGGGTCTTTCTATTATAACCCATTAGCCCTTGAATTCTATCAAATTCTTCGTTTAGTTTTGTAACTTGTTTTTCATTTGTGCTCTCCTCTAACTTATTCAAAACTGATTGCGATGTCTTCTTTCCTCTTTTTGATTTTAAAGAACCTCTTTCAGTTTTTTCACCAGCTTGGTCAACCGGTTGAGGTTGTCTTTTGTAAGAAGCATCTTGTTGTTCTTGACCGTATAGATTGTCTTTAAAGTTTTTAAAGAATTTTTCTCCAACCTCACTTGGTACTACGTTACCTAAAGCGTTTCCGTCTTTATCTACTTGAGCATTACCAGTTTTAGCCGAACCTTTTAAATTCGCTTCAATCCACTCATCGTTAGGTTTAATCTCATCATATACCAAGTTTGTTTGACCAGGATATGAGAACGCATCAATATACTCGTCAACAGCATCTGAAGGCGTATATTTCTTTCTATTACCTTTTTCTAACCCCCCATTTTCAGTTGGGAACTTTTGAGTTTCTTTCATTTCGTACTTAGATGCTTTATCGGAAGCACCTTTAAGGTAGTCAGTCATTTTTTTAGCAACACTTTTTAGATAATCTTCATTTTCTTTTCCGTCTTGTTTGTAAGCTTTTTCATATTCTTTGTACCCTTTAGGTTCTTTCATTTTGAATGAGTTCTTTTCCTCATTTACCATTTTTTCAATAAATGAAATTAATTCATTTTCGGTGAATATTAAACTCTCACTAACTTTATCTTTACCTTTCAATCCTTGCTTTGATTTTTTAGCATCCTTGGCTGCGGATTTCATAGGTTCTTTTTTATTACCATCTTTGTCCAAATCTAAAAAATCAGGTTTGCTACCTTCACTGAATTCATTTTTTTCAAATTCAACTTCATATAAAGGTTCGTCGTCTTCTTCTTTCATATTACGTAATCTTTTGAAGTCGTCGGCGTCTAACCTACCGTTTTTGTTTTTATCTAGTTTGTTTTGTTTACCATAAAGTTTTTCATCAATCTCCTCTTCCTGTTCTTCCAATTTGTTCCAATCACTTTCACTATCTAAATCAATTTCCTCCCACTCATCATCATCATCTTCGGTTTCATCATCATAGTCTGCTCTTAACAAATCTTCTAATTCGTCTTTAGACATTTTTTTAAGATTCATTTTACCAAATCTTGGGTGATCAGTATCCATACCACCAAGTTCCATAACTTCGTTTTTTGAACCACACTGTTCACAAACCTCACCATCACCTTCGGTCATTTCGTTACCACATTGTTCACAAACTTCACCATCACCTTCTTGTACATAATCTGTTGGTCCACCTGGCGGATCAAAAGGTACCTCTTTATCTAAATTAAGTTTAGTAAGGATCTCGTCTGCCTTTTCGTTAATATTTTCTAATAAGACCTTTTCAAATCTTGAGCGGATATATTCTGTTCTATTCATTTCTAATTTTTATTATAAATATCTTTATTTTTGTCTTTTTCTAATTTCTTGAAGGACAATCTCTGAAATATACTTTTTATCAATCCCAAACCTACCCGAGACACTGTCAATCGCATTTTGTACTGATTCATTTTCAAATATCTTCAGTGCTTTTATGTCTCCTTGATTACAGTATGGGAATTTAGTACACTTTTTTTTGACTTGTACTCTTTTAGCTCCCGGCATATATTTTGTTGATGCTCCCTTCCAATTCTTTTTACTCATGGATTTCGCCCATATTGCTGGTTGACTATATTCTCCTGATGAAGATGCTCCCGTAGCCTCTTTAGTTTCAGCCTTTGTTGTTTCACCATCAGTTAGTCCTGTCTCACCATCACTTTCTAATTGTTCTCTAACGGTTTTCACACCTTTTACTATATCACCCTTTGTTGTTGAGAATAACGGCATTGAGTATCCTCCGGCTGACGCGGCCCCCATAGCTTCGGTATTTTCTTCTTTTTTTGTTGTTTTATTATCAAGAATTGCGGTTAAAAACTCTCTTAATTCCTCAGAATTTTTAAGGTATTCTTTAATCTTACTTCTTATCTGATTATTTGATAATTTTTTATTTTTTATCAATTTGTAGATTTCACCGATATCTTTTTTGTCTTTCAAAAAATCTAAATAATGTTTTGTTTCCTCATTGACATTAGCCTTATCAATTGCCTTGATAACATCTCTTCTTGCTTGAGGTTCTGAAGCCAAGTTACTTGTAACGGCATCCTTAAGTTTTGTGATTACATCTTCCATTACGCGTTTCTAAATTTTTGTTCCCAAAATCCTCTTTGTTGGTACATTACCGTAAAGTATTCTTGGAATGATTTTATTATTATATCTTTAACGTTTTTTTTAAGCCCTCCTCTTTGCATTTCTTTTGAAATGGTATCCAATAATTTGGTTTCAAATTGTTTTGCGGTATTTGAACCCATAAAATCTTTAATCTCTTTTCTTATTAAAGTTTCAATTTCCTTCTTGTCTGATGATGTAAGTGCCATTATTTAAAAAAAACAATATACGTTAATGGTGCAACAATTGCTCCTGATATTATATTGAAGATCGTGTTTTTAGTTTTTAATCTTTTATTATCGTCAGCTAATCTTTCGTTTTCTTCTTTATAGATTTTTACTTTTTCTTCGGTTTCAGAAATAATTTCTTTACTCAAAGAATCTTTTTCAACCCATGTTTGATTTATTTTGTTTAAGTAATCAATCTTATTAGTTAATTCAACAATTTCTTTCTTATCTAATTTTGATATTTCTTTCAATCTATCATAATCATTTAGTTCCAATAACATTTTTTGGGCAACACTATAAGGGATACTCATTTCTGAAGTATCCTTAATTCCTTTTTGAGCATTTAAGGTTAACGAAATAAAACCATAAACTAAAACTAAAAATATTTTTTTCATATTAAAAATTGTATCTACTTCTTAGCAAACTATCGATTTGTTTTTTGTCCGCATTTTTTATTTCTTCTTTCTTCTGAGTGTAATAGTTGTTTACCTCTTTTCTTTCAACCTTGATTTTTGAAATTTTTTCGTCTATCTCAGTTATCTTGTTTTGGTAAGTTTGAATTGAATCACTTAAACTTATTTGAAGATTTTTCATTTCCTCAATATGTTTATCAATTTGTTCTAACTTATATTTGTTAAGTTCTGACATGTCTGGTGCAGGCGTTAAAACTCGAACCAATAAATAAACGAAAATCACCCCCAGTAACCCAAGAGTGATATTCTTCCAATTTTTTGTTATAAACTCTTTCATTCTTCTACGTCTTCTTGTCTTGAAGCCACGACTTTGCTCCATTTAGTTTTAAATTTTTCGTAATACGATCGTAATTTACCAATCATACCCATATAATCTTGGTCAACCTTAACCATATCACCTTTAACGTATAAACCATTTGGTTCGTTGATTGAGAAAAAGAATTCTAAATCCAACTCTAAAATCTTACCACTCCATTCAACGTTCTCAGGATAAACATTTAAATCACCAAAGTCGGTTAACTCAGCAACTTCATTTCTAAACTCATCAACACTTGATGTTAACGCGTTTTTTTCGTCAGTAGTTAATTGTAAATCCGCTTTTGTTTTACCATGTAGAATAATAATATTATTAATGATCCTATATGCCTTTTGTTTGTCTTCCTTATTAACAATCCCATTAGTGTCTTTTTCAGGTTCCTCTGTTGTTTTAACGCCCTCAATGTCAATTTCTTTTGTGTCCACAACATTTTGTTCTGTAAGTAAACCATATTGTTTACGAATGTCAGTAGTATTACTTTCATTCATATTACCAGCCAAAGCTCTTCTTGATGCTTCAACTAACATTTTTATTTCATCGTAATTATTCATTATCTAATAATTTGTTAAATTTTTCAAAATCAAATGCCGGACTTACATCGGTGGCAAATTCGTCGAAGTTTGATCTTGTTATGATTCCCAAAAAAGATTCAACACCCCTAACTTTGGTATTGTGTCCCACACATCTGAGTTTGATTCCATGTTTTTCTGACAATTCTTTACAAAGTTCCGCAGTTTTTTCTAACTGAATGTCTGTATAAGGATGCCAAAAAAAGTAATCTCTCCACTTACGATCAACAACTTTCTCTTTATAAATATTACCAATCCAGTTTATGTGATGTAGTTTTAATGGTTCTTTTTCTAACCAACCCAAATTTTCTAAAGAAATAACAATTGCCTTCCCATTAATTCTATCACTATTGGTGAATCTACCATTAGTTGTGTCATTTAAAAGGTTAATAACTTTACCATCTCTACCCACAATATAGTGTGGTAATCTCACTGGTTTACCACCAAATCTATACTTTACCGATACCATGTAATCAAACAAGGTTCTTGATGTGTGCGTCAACACAATTTGTACCTTCTTAAGATCTGTCTCAAACTTGGTATCAATAACATTATCAATAATATCCATACTTATTTTTTATAAGTTAAAATTCTTTTTTCAATCTCTTCGAGTTTTATGTTAAAAATTCTTTCATCAACTTCGTTTCCTTGATCATCGAATATTGTTCCGTTGTCATTAACGTAATACTTGAAGGGTATTTCAAGGGGTACCTCGACCTCTTTAATCACTTCTACAGGAATTTCCCTAACCACCTCAACTATTCTATCCACAGGGACTTCAACTATTCTATCCACAGGGACTTCAACAATCCTTTCGACCTCAACAATTTTTTCAATAATTTCAGGTTCGACTTGGGGGGTGACTTGGGGGGTGACTTGGGGGGTGGAATTAGCAAAATAACTTTCAGGAATTTCTATTTCATCATAGAATGGGTGTTCTTCCTCGTCCTCTTCTTCTTCCTTTTTCCCAATGTTTTTAAACGCTTGATTTGTTGCAATAACCAAAGCAATTGCCAAAGGGTCAAATACAAAAATTAATGTTAATATAAAAAAGTTCGCAGTTTTTTTAATATCCCAACCAGTAATTTCGCTTAAGTATTTAATTGCTCCCAATTCACCTGATTCAATTTCGGTGGAGGTTAAATTTAAAACTTCTAAATCTAAACTTGTAATACTATCATTTAACGACTCAATTTTTTTAGATATTACGTCCCTATTTACTTGAGCAACTTTTAACTGATCTTCAAACGCTCTTCTATTACCCCCATTAGCTCTTGTAACGACCTGTCCTGTTGTTCTGTCGATAGATTGGGTAGTTGTGTTATTAGATAAGGCATTTCGTAAGTTAGTGATGTCTTTATCCAAACCTTCTTTCTCACCTTGATAGTCCAATTTGATTTCTTCAAATCTTTCTTTCTTTACTTCAATATTTTCTATCTTTTTATTGTTAATCTCAAGCCCAGCAATGTTCTGTTGGAAACCTGTAGATAATAATCCGTAAATACCTATAGATGTAAGAACTGATAACACAAATAATGCTGTTGTAAGGTAAATCTTGAGTAGTCCGTATATTTCCTTCCATTTATCATGGAGATATGTCGCTATAGCAATTTTAGAAATCTCTAAAAAAGATCCCATAATAATCACGGGTAATGCTACCGCCGAGAAAATAATGGATAGACCTACTACACTATAGTAGGCTGCGGTTCCTGATAAACCTATTGCACAAAAAAGTAAAAACCAGGGTAAAAATTTCTTATTCATTTAAATTGTTTTTAATATATAAATATCAAAATAATCAAATGGGGCGATAATGGAAACCCTATAAAAAATAAAACCCCCACCGGTACCAGTGGGGGAGTGTAATTTCATTCTACCGTATAGATAGAATTGAGGAGTTTCACCCTGGTGACTTCAGGCACCTTCCGCCGAGTTGTATGGGTAATCTCGGTTCAACCCTTTTATAAATAATCAAACAACTCTGAAGATTCATTTCGTAATCTACGAAGTGCCTTCTCTTTAATCTGACGAACACGTTCTTTAGTTAAACCAAAGTCAGATCCAATGTCTTCCAAAGTACGGGGTGTACCGGTAATCCCAAAATAATCACCAACAATTACTCGTTCTCTGTCATCCAAACCATTCAAAAGACCCATAAGTTTGTCTTTAAGAACATCTTTGGTATTGAACGCCGCGTCAGGAGCCAAGGCATCTTTATTTTCAATCATATCAACCAATGTATCACCTTCATCGTTAATATTCATATCAAGGTCTATAATTGAGGGTAGTGTTGAGAATTTGTCATCCAATTTCTTACCTGTTTGTTCAACCTCTTTCTTCGCCTTATGTAAATCCTGAACCACATTAACTGGTAGACGGATTGTTCGTGAGTTGTCGTTCAGTGATTGAATAATTGATTGTTTAACCCACCACACAGCGTAAGAAATGAAACGTAGGTCTTTATGCCAATCAAAGTTTTTAATTGCTTTCATCAAACCTAAATTACCTTCAGCAATAAGATCCGACAAGTCCAAACCTTGATTTTGGTATTGTTTTGCCACCGTAATAACAAAACGTAAGTTTCCTGTCAAAAGCTCTTCCTCAATTTGTTGTTTCTCAATCAAGGTAAGATCGTTTGACTTCATTCGTGTTGCCAACAGACGTTCGCGTTCTGCTGTCATTACCTTAATTTTTCTAATGTCTTTAAGGTAATGGTAAATCTCATCCTGATTAATAGGTGCTCCTGTGTTTTTGTCCTTCATATATGTTTATTAAAGTGATTTTGAATATTCGTCTAATTTCTTTTTTTCTAATTCCGATAATGACTCAATACCTTCGTTTCCAATCTTATCAAGTAACTCATCGAGAGTTAAATCGCAAACTTCAGGTCTTTTAAAATTAAAGATTATGTCTGCCATATCCATGAATGTGTTTTCTTTATTAAGACCCTTTGTTCTTAATTTGGGTGTTACCGGTTTAAGCATGTCTTTTGGTTTATTCTTCAAAGATAATAAATGTCTCATATTATCCTCATCAAAATTTGAACCTATGTTTCTTGGTTTTGGAATTAAGATGTATTCAAATTGTTGAATGTCAACCGCAACAATATCCATGAAATCTTTCATTTCATCGAAGGATAGATCTGATGCAAAATTGAAGATGGAGTGTAAGTCCCCATACATAAACTTGATTTCTTTTGATGTCATTACATCGGAAATAAATCCTCCGATTTCTTGTGTTTTTTCTTCTGAGTTTTTTACGTCTGTATTGTAATAAACAAAAAGTAAGTAATTCATATGGGGTTTTTAAAATGTTCTACAAATATACGGATAAAATTGGGATTGGTTTCAAAAAAATCAAACTTTTTTAGTTATGAAGATAAATAAAGTCTTTTTCTAAGAAAATTGAGTTCAGTTTACCAATTAAAGTCTTCGGGTGTTTTACATTTTCCTGTAATTTACCCGCGTTTTTCTTATATACCTTATTCTCTATTTGACTTCTTTCAATCTCGGCAATAATCTCTTCATCAACCGAAACATCAATCCAAGGTAATGTTAATAAGGAGCCTTTGGTGAGTGACATTGAACTGTCGTTTGTTCTCCACCACCAGTACAAGTACGAACTATTCAACAATATCAATGCTTTATTATAAGATTCCAAGTCTTTCATGAATATTTCAATCTGACCTGTTCTATCTAATTTTTCTGTTGAGGCACTTATAAAATATCTTGGTGAGTTCGCAATATATAACGGATACTCAGAATAATCACATAAATAATTCGACAATAGTTTAGTGGTTTGTATGTATTTGTTGGTATTTTTTGATGTCTTGTAAAATATGTTTTCAGTAAGAATAGCATCATCAATGTTATCCTCAATATTATCCAACATTTTTTTTCGGTCAGAACTTTTCCATCTAATTATACCGGTAGTCCTTCTATCATCATTATTATTATGTGTGATAATAATTGAGACCCTAACACTCGCATCGTAAAAAATACAACCAGGAATATTATCGAAATGATATAAGTTTATCGCACTAAAGGTAAGAAGGTTTTTTCTTGTCTCTTTAAACTTTTTACCATTTGTAAATGAGAGCGGATTAATACTTACAAACCCTTTAGTTGTTTTGGATGCCTTATCTAAGAAATACGCGTATATATCACTATCCCTGTATTTGAAGTAAGGTGGATTCATAATGATGTAATCTTCACCGAAATTGTATTCTAAAAAGTCCTCGTTAAAACTTTTAGGTTCCACACCAAATTTCTCTCTAAAATTACCTAACGCGATCTGTAATTGATTATTGTCTCTTTCATTAATGATCAATCTGTTTTTTACGAAATCAACAGGATCATCTTGTATTGACGCTAAACATATAGATAATATACCCAACCCACAACAAGGGTCTAACCATACGCCTTTACCATCGTCAAATAATTTTGTTTTTTCAGACATAAAAATAGAAATATCTTCTGGCGTATAAAAAACACCATTTTCTTTTTTTTCTGTTTCGTTGTATGGATTTTTAAAATTCATATTTGTGATTATTATAGTATGTTTGTAAAAATTGGTGTATAAAAAATTAACAACTTCCTTTGTCTTTTAAATTTAATTCAACATTTTCATTTTTATACATTATCTCGTATTTTAAATTATATTTTTTAATTAAATCAAAATTAATGGTAACACTATCCATTGTTTGTGTATATCCAACCATTTTTGATTGTTTCTCCTGCCTGATAATATCGTACATGTTTTTAAAGTTATCATCACATTTTATTAATACAGATAATAATTTATTGTTATTACCATCATAAACCGTACATAACGTGTCTTTAAGATCCTCTGTTTTTATTTTATCGACTCTACCAAATTGTCCTAATGAAGTACATAAAGTTATCGAATAATTTCCATTCTTTTTTTTCCTATTTAGCGAAGCACTTTTTAAAGAATAGTTTTGTGAATCAGGACCATGAGCTTTAAATCCTCTATCATCTTCTAACCCTAAGTCTTCAAGTTGGGCAATTTCTCTATATTTAAAATTCCTAAAATATTTTTCAGGGACAATTGAAAAAACGACTCTGATTTTATCTCGAAAACTTAAATTAACAACTAATTCATTGACTTTTTTAATTACGTCATCAATAGATTGTGTTTCTAACATTTTTTTATTATTAAATTCTTCCATTAATATTTTTTTAATTAAATTTTGCATACTAATAAATACAAATTATTTCACAAAACTTTTGACAAATTATTTTCTTTTTTAATTTTTACAACGTGATCCCCCCAAGTTGACACAATACTATTATGACTAATAACAAAGACCTTTTCGAAGTAATCTTTAATCTTTGTGAAGAACTCATAGACCATTTCTAAGTTGTCGTTGGCTATTTTACCGAACACCTCATCTAGTACAACCAGATTTGGTTTTGGCAAACTTGCGATCTTAGTAAGTACGGATCTCAAAGCTAAAGACGAAATTGTCTTCTCAAATCCTGAACCTGAGGTCATTAGTTTCTCAACACCAGTTTCGTTATCTGTCATAATAAACTCAACTTCATTCTTATCATTAATACGAACCTCTAATTTGAAGTAACATGAGTCTTCCATTAATCGTTGTAGTTCGGAGTTGATGATAGGCATCATAGTTTTCATAATCATTTTTGATATACCATTCTTACCATAAAGTTCCAAATATATCTTGTATATCTTTTCTTTCTCTTCTTCTTCCTTAATCGTAACGATTTTCTTTTGGTTGGTTTCAATTTTTTCCTCAAGTGATTTAATTGACCCTTCGTTTGTTGTGATTGAAGTATTAATTGTTCTTCTTTGATTCTCTAAATTATCCAACCTAACATCAGCCTTGATTAGTTGAGCTTCAATCTTTTGATTTTCTTGGATCTTATCTTGGATTTCTTCCCACCTTTTGATCTTATCGTTCAATACTCCAATCTTCAAATCACAACTTTCAACTGAGATTTCATATTTTTCTTTAACCAACTTGTTTTTTTCGTATTCATCAAACTCTTTTTTGAGGTCAACGAAACCTTCTTCCGTGCGGGTTAAAACCGTCATAGCGGCTTCATTTGTGGTTTTCTGCCGGATATAACCATCAAGTTCGGCGATTTTGGCGTTTGTGATTGCCGCGTTCATCAACTCAATTCCACAGTGTTCACATTTGATCCCACCTTCAACTGAAGATTTTAGTTTGTTAATTGACGCAATCTCTGTATCAATTTTAACGATCTCTTTGTAAAGATTGTTGATTTCTTCTTTAACCTTGTCGTGGATCCCTTCTTCATAGAATTGAGAAGGCTCAACAACTTTGATTTCGGATATTTTTGTAAGAAATCCAGATTTCTCACGTTCAATTTCTTTGATTTCATCTTTTGTTTTTTCAGGATTTAACAAACTTAACTCTTGGTCAATGTTTGTGTGTTTTTTCTTTAACATATCATCACGATATGTTTTACCTTTTGTAATTGCTTCATCAACCTCAACTAAAAATTGATTACTTTCTTTTATTTGAATTTGGAGTTCTGATATTGAATTTTGATGTGTTTCAATATCACTCTTCAATTGTTCTGATGAGTATATGTTTGAGATCTTTTGTTTTGAGAACTCAGAGTAGATTTCTTTAGCAACCTCTTCTTTTCTTTTCAAGAATTCTAATCCCATGAAACGTGATAACACCTGACCTCTTGCTGTTGGTTTTGACTCCAATAAATCTTCAAGGTTTGATCCTGTTGTAAGTATTGTCATTAAGAAGTCTTCTTTGGTCCCAATTGAGTTTTTGATAAACGCTTCAGTTTCTCTTCTTTGTTCACCGGTAAAATTCAATAAAGTACCGTCCGATAGTTTCTTGAAGAAATCCAACTCTGTTTTAACGTTCCATTCACCTTTTTTGGATAACTTTCTTTCAATGTTTCTTACAATTACGTAATCCTCACCATCAATGGTAATTTCACCTTTAACGTGGACTTTGTCTTTATTTGAAAATCGGTTGAAGATCTCCTCGGCTTTGGTCGTCTTTGTTGTTTCATTAAAGAACAAAAACATTAGGAGGTCAACGGTAAGAACCGTTTTCCCCCCAAAGTTAGGTGGATCGGATTCAACCACCACAATTCCATTTAACTTATCAAAATCTAATCTTTGATTTTCACCGTATGATAAAAAGTTTGAGAACTCAATGTTTCGAATATACCACTTCTTAAACTGAGCTTGGTTTTCTTCATCACCAGACATTCTGTTTTCAACCATTCTGTTGATACCTAACACATCTTCACTTTTATCCTCATAACCTTTTGATTTAAGATAGTTGGTGATGAGGTCAAGTTGGTATTGTGGGTCAGAGATATTCACTGACACATCAATACTTTGCATGGATTCAGTTTCAACGTTCTTCGTTTTAGTGAGAACATTAACATTGGTGGTATTATACTTCTTCGAGAAGTAATGTTTAACACTCTTGAGTTTGTCCTGTGTAAAGTTTTCCGGTAAATCTTCCCATACAACTTGTATGATTGGGTTTTCATACATAGAAAAGTCCAAATCTTTTATCATGATATTGTAATTAAATGTTTTTGGTGGATTGAATAAATCCATTTTTTATCCTTCTGTTTGTGGTTCTTCAACTACTTCAGATTCATCAAATTCTTTGTTAATTTTTGCGGATTCTTCAGGATTTGGCGTGAATTTGAACGCATGTTCAACAATCTTTTCTTCAACTACACTCATATCTAATTGTTGTTCACCAACTTGAGCACTTAATTCTTCTTCTTTAAGTTTATTCAATTGTTCTTGGATCAACATATCAAATGCCTTTTGCATTCCTGATTTTTTTTGTGCCAAAACCGAATTACGTTTCGCAACCTTTCTTCTGTGTTCTTTTGCTTTTTTACCCATTTTATTTGTTATTAATTATTGTTATTTGGTCTATTTTCTTCAAACCACTCTACTACACCATTGATTGCCCATACAGCACCTGCTGACAACATTCCATCAAAGAATATGGAAATATATCTATTAAGTCCAATAAATTCATGCCAAGGTGCGAACAATGTTAAGGACATAAAAAATCCTACCCAAGTTGATGTACAAAGTATACATTGAATTAAACTATATATAAATTGAAATATCGATCTAAAAAGAACCCACCCAACATTTGGTTGAGCATTTTTATGTATCCAATTTCTTAATCCGTTAAAAATTGATCCGTAAACAAGAATGTTCGTCATTCCGTAAGCGGTAATCATCCACATTAAAACTATCATATTCGTCTATTTAAATTTGATCCCCTCATAAGATAACCCTGATTTTGATTACCATTAATAAGTTCTCGGTTTATTTTTTCCAATTCTTTTATTTGTTCGTTCTTTTGTTGTAACTCACCTCTCAAGTTTTGGAGTGTTTCTTGTAACATATTTGTCTTATTATTTGTTACGAGAATGTCTAAATTATGTCTAAGTTCATCTAACTCTTCATCCTTTTTAGACATTTTATTTTGGAAAATATTTTCCATTTCTTCCGTTTTAGTGGAAAATTCTTCTCTAATTCTGTCAATTTCAAGGGTCTTAGTGGAAATTTCTCCGTTTAACTGGTCTATTTTTAACAATAGTTCATTAACTTGAGTATCATCAGAGGTATAGATTATTTTCTCAACCTCTTTGATGACTTCAACAGGTACTTCCACCCGTATTTCTCGGATTACTTCAATTTCCACCCATTTTTCTTGGTCCCCACCCGTTTTTCTTGAATCACTTAAGTCTTTTTCACCTTCATTGTCGGTTTTTAAGTCTTTTTCATCTTCATTAAGTGTTTTTCCCAAAAGACCGTACTTCTTAATATCAAAACCTTGCTTGAAGCATAGGTACATGAAATTATCCACATCCTTTATTCCTTTGGATTCACATAATGCAGACACTGCCTGCATTGTTTCTCTATTAAATATTTTGGAGTTTTTCGGTTCCATTCTCAATATCTTCAAATGATTTTATGGAGAACTTCATAAATGGTTTTGGGTTTGGTAAATCAACATAAGAATACTCTTTTGATTCAACATCATATATCCCATATCCGTGTCTTCCAATACTCTCACCAATATTTTGTTGGATTGGACTTCCGATCATATATCCCTTACCGGTCTTGAACTTGAACTCTTGTCGTTTGTGGATATCCCCACACAATACGGCTTCCAACCCATTAAACTTTTCAACATCATATGCTTCCTCACCAAAATCAAAACCAAGATCAGTTTTCATCCCTTGAATTGCTCCGTGAAATAAACCAATTCTTTTACCTTTTGATTCGGTAATGTCGGGTGGAATATTTCCTTGATATTGTGAATACACACACCAACTAATATTCTCATCCTCATACACACCTCTATCTCGGTAATACACAATATCCTCATTCCTCAAAGAATTAATAATAGGAGTAAGAGCATCTAATCTTTCGGTATTGTTTACCAAAAAGTCGTGGTTACCAGGTATAATAACGGTTTTAGCAATGAATGAACATTCAGTTAAAATCCAAGCAACAATCTCAATAAGTTCAGGTGTCATTTGATTTTTGGAATGAACAAGATCACCGGTGAACACAATTCGATCTGGTTCCAACTCTTTCCATTGATCAATGGCTGTTTCCAAAATTGATTTATACAAATCGTGGTCTTTAAAAAGACGGATATGTAAGTCTGAAAAGTGTATAAGTTTCTTAATCATTTAATTGTGTTTTGTCTCCGCAATATACTTCGTATGGTGGTCTGTATGGATCATCTTTTACCGGAAATGGTGGATTTACAGGAAATGGGTTTACAGGGATTGGTATTATGGAAGGGTCAAACATACCATTTTTGTTTACTTCTTTAACCTCTTTCATCTTTTCTTGGATGGTCTCAATATCTACTTGTGTAAAGTCAGTCCAATTTCTGTTGGTCATAAAACCATCTAACCAAAAATAAAATTCTTTGTGTGTCATATTTTTAGTCAATGAATAATTCAAAGTCAGCGTTAACGTGACCACACTCATTACACATATAAGTTGGGAATGGTACAATCGTGTCTTCATGACTTCCTGTTAATAATGCCGGTACTTTTTTGATCATAGTTACTTCTTTGAAGAACTTTGAGTCACATTTTTCACACTTGATAGTTTGTTGTTCTTTCAAGTTAATTTTTGGTCTGATGATATCGTCGCTCATTTTATTATATAATTTACGTTTATTTTAATTGTTGTTGTGTCCCAACTGGTATTAGTATACCAAATTGGCGTAATTGTTGCTTCCATACTCAATAATAGTTTATTTCTTAAGTTTAGTCAAATATTGTTTTATATCCATATCTAAGATTGTGTTCATAGTTTTTTTAGATACTCTATATTCGTGATACTCCCTTTCATCTGTAATCAAAACGACGATACACCCTAAAAGTTGTATATCCTCATATTTTGATCCCTCCAACATTTTTAAAAGTAACCTACCATAAAAAGGTAATTGAGTATTGTAGTGACCTAAAGCATTATCAGGTAAATCTTCAAATGGTTTTTTCATTTTTTTAGTATAACGAGTAACCGCAAAGTTCTTCGGCTTATTTGATTTCCAATCTGTTATAAGAATACCGATGTTACCATTTGTACCAATTACCAACCAAACCTTATCGGGTTGACCTGTATATTCAAGATCAGGATGCCCTAAAACCATCTCCGTATCAATCAGTTCACATCCTCTTTCTTTGAGAAGTTCAATGTAATGTTTACCAGCCATGATCATCGTATCACTTTTGATGATCTGTTCTGCGTCACAATCAAATATTGGTTGACGAACAACTTTATTGATCCCAAATTCTTTAAGTGTATGTTCTTCCAAAAAGAAGTGACAACGAGACCCCAAGTTTGTTGATTTCCTACCTAATTCCGCCCATTCTTCCATTAATCTTTCGGCTTCATCAGGATCACCACCAGCTTTACTATAGGCGGCTTGTTCGGTTGGGAAGTCATCGTAGAATATCTTCATCACTTTGGATACTGATGGGAAGTCCGATCGTAAATTACCGTTCTTATCCAACATAGTATATTTATGACTTTCCTCCTCAAAGGTGAGTTGGAATTCTTTTTGTTTCTCAGAAATAATATCCCTTATTTCTTGTGCTATTTTTTTTAAATCCATTATTTTATTATATGATAATATTCATCTTTTATTTCACCCCTTAGATCGGCAATATCTTTCTCGTCGGGTAATTTTATTAACTTTATTCTACCCCATAGTTCACCACCATTCAATTCGTGATAAAGTTTAACAGAGTTCCCCCAAGCATCGGCATCCAAACATATTATGATATTTCCTTTAGCGTTGCGATATATTGTCTCAAACAAAAGTTCTGACATATGTTTACCTAACATTGGTATAGGATTATTTAAAAACAATCCATCAAAAGCACCTTCAACCAAATAAACATCTTTCTTCCAATCAATTAAATTTTCCCAAAATATAATTTTGTCTTTTTCGGCTTCAGGGTTCTTATATTTTGCTCGGGACATCGGGTTCCAACTCCTTGCAATATAGTAGTTCAACTCACCTTTTTTATCGTATGATGGGATCACAATACGTCCAGCGTGGTCTCCTTTATCACAAAACCCAATCCCAAATCTTTCAATCATTTCATCGGTAATTCCACGACTTTTGAGGTAATTCATTGCCTGTCGTCTAACAGGATATACCGTACTTGAGTCCTTGAATAAGGTAAATCCTTCAGGTAATCTGAGTGTTTTTTTCTTTTTTTCTCGTTTTACAACTGTTTCTGGTTTGAAAACCTCATAAAGTTTCTTTTGTTTCTTGTTTCCGTATTTGTCAAATATCCTACCCAAAGGTCCGTGTGTACCCTCACTATCACCGCAAGACCAACACTTATAAACATTGTCTATATAATTGACCTCCAAATTGTGTTTATCCCTCCCATCGTCACATACGGGGCAGTTGAAGGATATTTGTCCACGATTGGGGTAGTGAAGTCCGTGATCACCAAGAACATCTTCCAATAACTCAACTAAAGCATCATTTTCATCCATCTCCTATAATATAAACATAAACTTTCAATACATCAACTACACAAACTTTTGAGTTCTTTTATATTTATTAATGATATGCCAACACAAATCACTATTTCAACTTTAACAGGGGCTCAACCATTTGACGTTTATTCTTGCGATGACACATACGACAATTGTATATACGTAGCAACAATCACATCAGGTCAGGTTCCCTATAATTTTGATTTACCTTTTATTCAAGAAGGTATGTCTTCAGTTGGAATAAAAGTGGTCGATAATAATGGTTGTATTGAGGAGTCTAATGTTGTAATATAATATGTGTCTTAATTTAGGTCTTTGGGTTTATAGTGGTACTTCGGTTGGTTTATGTAATGAAACACCAAACTTAACTTTATACGGTAATAATGTATTTTCTGCAGAGCCGGTATTCAGTGGTTCAGGATGTAATAATCCTGCGGATTTGATTGCAACAGGATTTTATTCAAATGGTAATTTAACTTTTGAATTTTCATTTTTATTCGGACAATATTATGTAAGTGGTATTTCAGGTTGTACGACTGGTGGTGATTTATATTGTATACAAAATGAACCAGGTTATAATGACACATATTTACTAGTTGGTGTTCAGGATGATTACCCACTCTACACATCTGTAACCAATAATACGTGTATTTATTATTCAACAGTAGAAACAAGATGGTGTTTAGCAAGTAGTGTTGGATCTCCGTGTGTTCAATTTGGTCCTTTTGCAAGCACAAGTTCGGAGCCAGATTTTGATATAACTGTTGGGTATCCAGGTTTATGCGTAACACCCCCAGCACCACCTGTAGACCCGTGTTTAACAATTGATTTTGATGCAATTTTTGATTGTTTAGTTCCAGTATCACCAACACCAACACCTACTATTTCAGTAACACCAACACCAACACCAACTCCATCAGCATCTAATCCATGTGGTGGTGTTTCAATGACTGTAACTTCGAGTGGTTACACTCCAACACCAACCCCAACAATGACACCAACACCAACACCTTCACCACAGGTTACGAGACCTTGTAATTTTTCAGGTGAGGTAATATTCAACGCATTTACCGAATACTTACAATGTGGTAATAGTAAAAAATTCAAAGATTGTTTTACGGGTATCGATTATTACACATCAGATGTTGTTTTAGTCTCAGGGACGACGTTACCGACAGAAGGTTATGTCTATAATTCGGTGATTAACGGACAAGGTTATTGTGTTATATATGAAGGTACGGTTGATAATATAAGTGGTGTTGATAATATTACATTAACAAATGAGATCGGATCTTACGTTGATGGAGCGTGTTTAGATTGTTTACCAAACCTAACCGCAACTCCTACCCCTACACCGACATCAACACCAACTCCAACTCCGAGTTTATCACCTTGTGTTAGTTTATCATACAGAATAACTAATGAAAGCCCCGCACCAATTAAATTTGATTATACCAATTGTAATGGATCTCAATCTCAAAATTTACCTGGGTTCTCTTCAATCATTATTTGTGCTTCGGTTATACCAACAACAACATCACCTAACATACAGATAGATCCTTTAGGTTCAACTTGTCTATAAAAAAAAATATCACCTAAAAAGACGATATTTCCAATTATCGGTATTTTACCCGATATTAACTCCAAATCTCTTTTAATCTCATAAATCCTAATACACAACTATAAGCATCTGTTTGATCGAAATTTTCTTTCTTAAGTGTGTTATTTTTGGTGTATAACCATTTAATTTGAGGTTCTCTTTTTGCGACTTTTTCCCAAATAACCATTTTCTTATCAATGTCTTTTGGTAGTCCACCAAACAATACAAATTTTTTCTTATCGTTCTCTTGTACCAAATCAGGAAAAGCAAACTTTCTTGAGTTATATGTTGAAATGAATTCAGGTACAATTCCTAATATATTATATATTTCTTTGAAGATAAAACTATTGAATCTTAATAATGTTTGGATTGTATATATATTATTAGAGTTAAGTAATGGTTCTTCAATTACAACTCTGACGATTCCAAGATCTTTGTATTCTTTTAATTTTTCGGCAAAAACTTCGGACTTTAGAATTAACTCTTTAAGTTTGTCATCTTCATTTTTATCCATCTTTGGTCTCGGTGAAATGTGAGTAAGTTCCAACAATTCTTGTGTCTTTATATCGAATAGTGCCCAACCGATTGTTCTTGTAGAAACGTCCAAACCTAACACTTTGGGTGAATTTTTTAAATTTTTTGCCATAAACAATAATGTTTTATATTATAATAAACTAAAACAATAAAAATTGTAGTTTTTTAGAAATCTAACTTAATAACATACTGTTGAATACCTTGTCTTAGTACCGGTGATTGTAATTTAGACATCACCAAAATATCTTGGTTTTCATCTAGCAAAGCAATCTCCGTAACATATGATTGTGTACCAAATGTCCATGTTGGGTTCTGTGAAACTAAGAACTCGTTAAAACTTAAGTTGATCTTATACTTCATTTCGTAAATGGTTGCCTGAATATCAGTTTCCAAATTACCGTAGAAATAATACTCATCACCGAAATTAAGTTGTTGTCCTGTTGCTCCGTTTTGTACTAATTCAACATAGTTATTCAAATTATAGTATGGTGCCGAATTGTAATTTTCCGCAGTTACCGTAAACGTACTTGCGGTTAGTGATTGTTGTGTAACATATCCATTAAGGAATAAGTCACTAATTTGATCTGTAAAATCAATCAATCTCCATTGTGTTGGGTCTGGTCTCTGACCTGCAATTGTTCTCTGAGCCAACACTTGAAATTGTGTTGCGTAGAATCCAGCGGGAACAGTACAAGTAGGACAAGATGTTGTTGTAGTTGTTGTAAATGGACTAATAGTCGTTGTTGTCGTAGTACTTGGCGAAGTTGTTGTTGTTGTGGTTGTTGGATTAAATCCTGGTTGTACCAAACAATTAAATTCCGCACCAAATCTAACTGCCACATTCTGTGGAGTATCAGGAGTACAAACATTTGCCGTACCAACAACACTTGTATAGTAATTACTGTGTAACGAATTAGTAAATGTGTCAGTATTTGATAAACGATAAGTTACCCAAAGAGTTTCTCCACCACCAGTTAACACTCCCGTTGAACTTGAAACTCCGCAGGTGTTTGGTGTGATTAATGAAACTTGTGGAGCCGGTAACGTCCAGTTTCTATTTGATTTATATGATAATGCCGCAACAATTTCTTCGTCATCAATAATAATCAATTTAGAATCAGGAAATACTTTACCAATTCTACTTGGTAATCCGTTAGGTTGTGCAAATGTATCCCAAAGGTTATAATACCTCAAACCCGGTTGGTTCATATTATCAGAAATACTTGATTTGATGTATTGTACTTGGAATAAGTTTTTACCATCAAACCCTGGAGGATCAACCCAAAAAGTTTGTCCGAAACAACATTCAGGGTTTTTGTGCCACATCAAAGTTGGTATGTGTAATTTAAAGTTTCTTGCTTGTCCTTGAGTGTTATCAGGATTTTGAGTATCGTAAGGTTCTAAAGCAAATTTTTCTCCATAGAAAAAATCTATTGTTTGATTTGTATAGTGAATAATCGCAATCGCTTTTTGTTCTTCCGGTGTTACAACAATTTTCTCACCAAATGAATTATAATAATAAACAGAATCTGTTGATGTCTGAGCATTTGAGTTGGTATAACCAAAGTATTCTTTTTGACCTATATATTCAATAGATCCAAATTTAGTATAATCTTGGTATGTACTTGAATTTAATCCAGCAGGACTCTCAGTCCAAGGAATATTCATATTCCATATTTTAACATCAAATTGATCGGTATCACAAACCGATTCAAAATCAATAACACTTTGACTCCAATGTGGTTCAGGTGTAAAACTATCATACAATGGAACCATTTGTGGTGGGTAGATCAAAGTTCTCGCAAGACAATCTGACGCTAAATTTGTAAAGTCAGGTGTTGGTCTATCTAATGTTAATAAATCACCACAAACCGCAACAATTCTATAAGTTAGAATTGAGAAACAACTAATAACGTCTTTATTACAGTCAGGCGCCGGTGGTAATGGACACTGTGGTGTATTTGAAGGTGTTAAACACGGGGTATGTGTTGGTGTTGGTGTTGGGGTCGCCGAAGCACATGGGTTTGAACTTGTTGTGCTTGGTGTTGGTGTTGGAGTGGGTGTTTGACCTACTGATGCGGTTGGTGTTGGTGTTGGTAAATTACTACATGAACAATCAGTCGCTGCTCTACCATCATAATATATTGTAATAAAGTCACCCACACTTGGTGTGTTATTATTTTGACTATTACAATCCATTCTTTGAACACTAATTTCGTTCGTACCATTTAAGGTAGACATATTAACAATATAATTAGGAGTGATAACATAATTGTTGTTAACAAGTGCTTTCCAATCTACTGTTGTTGCTGTTGTGTTTCCTGAGAAGAACCCTCTCATTGCAGCTCTATTATAAACGGACTCAATACCCGAATCCATAAATGGAATACCATAAATATTTGTTTGACCTTCATCAACTAAGTAAGGATATTTTATATACTGTCTATTAGATTCAGGAACACCAGAACTATTCTGAGCGTTAAATTCAGGTTCTAAAATAACCGTATTTGCTTGATTGTAAGTGTTCGGTAATTCATTGTATGAAACCTCACTATCCCCTAAAGCAAAATATGATATCCTAAAATTACCCTCAGATAATCTTTGTCTACCTGTGTCAGTAACACGAGTGTTAACTAATCCTGACGTATTTTTAATTATATATCCCATCTAACTGATAAATATTCTGTTAATCATTTTATATTACAACAGGTTCGGGTGGTGTTGGATTTACAACATTTAACACACAACAACCACAATTATTAATTGAGTTGTTTGTAATGGTCAGTTGATAGTATCCAGCAGCAAGTTCACAAGAACCTGTTGGGTTATTTATTACACTATTAGTAATGGTACCACTAACCGTTTGGTTACTACCCATAGTAATAGTGTTTGTGTAAATATTATTTTGTTGCGTTACCGTTATTGGATTATCAGCAGTACACGGACCTCCAAGTGGGTATGTATTTAACGACGTACTTGACAATGTCATTGGTCCAGTACCGGTGATCGTTGTAATATTATTATATGTAGGTAAAGGTGATAGAGTTGTTGGGTAATAATTAAATGTTGATGACTGAACTAAATCGAATGTTACCGTAACCCCCGCAGGTAACACAGGTGTAGTGATTGAGAATGTATTCAACGAATAATTAACATTTAATGTCAAATTATATGTAACAGATGGTGTATTACCTACAATAACACTCGCAACTGTACCGATTGTTGTATTAACATCCCTCACAAAAATATCATAATTACCATTTGTAAGTCCGTTGAATATTGGTGATGATTGGTAAGTTGCTCCCCCGTTTATTGAATATTCATATGGTACTTGTCCTCCTGATGCCGAAACAATAATACTACCATTAGTACCACAAACTGCGTTATTTACATTAGCACTTACCGATATCGTATAAGCGGTCGAGCATTGTCCGTTGATAACATCCAAACTATAAACCGATGGTGTTCCCAAAACTTGCCAGTTACTTATTGGTGGATCGGAAGGGTCGTTATTTATTAATAACACAGAAGGATTTGAATATCCTGTCATTGTCCATTGGGACGGTGTTGATCCTGTATTCCAATAAATAACATATTGTCCTGTTGATGAACTCCAACTTGGTTGACCGTTTATTTCATTACTTGGGTCTAAATCAATTTGTATTGCTTCCGTTACTTGACCTATCTTTGTACTTCTAACAACCAGTGTTGCACACAAAGGACCATTAACTTTAGGTATAGATGGTATGTTACAATTACCGGGATATGATTCTTCAATAAAATAATTTGTACTACCACTAACAGTCCAAGTGTCCCCCGAAGGATATAGACCACTATTACTTAACGATTCATAAAATGATCCTTGACAATCTAAACTTTCACAGAAAATCCAAACACCTTGTGATTGACTCCAAAATACATAACCTAACTCGGTAATACCGTACTGTAATTTGTAATATGGTTTACCATTTTTTAACCCTAAACTACTTGTTGAGATGTAAACCAAAGTATCTTCAACAACTCCCGATACAACAAAACAAACACCAGAAAAAGTAGTGGTTTCAGCCGTTAAAACACAAGTTGTAATTGCCGTAAAATCTTTATAGTAATCAGTAACAGTCGCTTGATATGCTCCAACACCTAAGTTAGTTAAAGCCGGAGCAAAACTACCTACCTCCCAAAAAATAGTATAAGGTGGTGTACCACCTGTTATAATTAAAGCGGTTGCACCATCGAAAGATATGTCACTTGAGGGTTGTAAAACCGAGCAACTTATTCCCAATGGGAATATTGTAATGACATCACATTCATTTGGTCGGTTAGTACTTTGTATTGTAGAATTTCCCATTATCTATATAAATAATCAAATATTGTATTTTTGAATATAAGATTTCATATTCTCCATATATTTTATTGTTGAACTATCCTTATTTATATAATCAAAGTGATTGGGGTTCTCTCTCATTTTTAATATTGGATCAATATTAATATAGTCCCCTTTATAGAATTTTGTAGTTTTTAGATTATCAGTAACTCCCGCCATGTGTAATATTGGGTGTTGTTCGTATTTTTTAATGTCGTCAGTTGCCCAAGAAAAACTCATTTCATCTGTTATCTTTGTTTCAAATCCGTACATCCATAAGTTCCAAAGTAATGCCCACATTTCTGCCGTCCAAAACTGTATTTGACCCGGATTAATCGGAAATCTTTTTTGGTAATTTAACATTTGATCGTACAACTTAATTGAATCTTTATAGATCTTATCCCAAAGTTCACAATTAGAATTCTTGATGAGGTATTGTCCTCCACCTGAATTTTTTTGATTAGTTTTAATTGTGTCGACATCAACACCAATCACTTCAGACATTTCACTTATAAGTTGTCCCTTTTCGGTGTTTAGGTGTTTTTGTTCATATCTTCCACAACAATCCATTATGTAATCATACCCAATATACCCTATGGTATCGGATAAATAACAAGTATTGTCATTTAATAATTCTTCAAAATTTGGTAGTTCTCTAAAAATGATATCAGCGTCATGTAAGAAAAAAAGTTTACCAAATTCAGGATTTGATTGTATCCACTTCGATATTAGGTATGGTTTTATACTCGGTATATAATGTTTCTTAACTCTCTCATCAACAAAGTAATGAACGTTAACACCTAACTCTTTTAATTCTTCAGATTGTTTGGATGGTTTGGTGTTCCCTTGAACTAAACCTAAAACCACGTGTATTTTATTTGGGTCAATACCTTTCTCAATAAAATTGTGAATGTACAATTTTATTTGCCAAATAAAATAGGGGACATCGGGTTGTGCTGAAACAAATAATATGTTTTCCATAAAGGAAAATTAAATTAAAATAAGGTAAAGTGAATTAATTTTAAATTTTAAACTCTATACGATTTCATAACTTCCGTTCCATAAAAATCTATCACCATTCGCCCAAGTAAATGGTTGAGTCGCGTTTACATCATTTGCAGTTCCATTTACAATATTTACATATTGCATAGGGGCTTTAGTGTTAAACCCTGCTCTTCCTCCAGCCATTATGGCATTATACCAAGCACTACCATTATCTAATAAAGTTACCGTCATCAATATAGCGTCAGCATGAACTGCCGTAACTGGCATCGAGACATACCATTCTCCCGTACCAAATGTTGTTGTTGATCCCATTGCGATATTTCCTCTAACAAAACATGTTTTACCAATTACTTTATACCAACCTTCTATAGTTCCATTACCAATTACTGGATTAGTACCTGACGATGTCCAAACAGGTGTGTAGGATGACCAAGCAGATTCTATTTGTGACCCAGAAAGGTTAAATGTTATTGTAGATAATGTTGTTGCCGATACCGTTGGTGAAGTTACAGTTGTTGCCGTCATACCGCTTGTATAAGTATTACCGCTAATTATAACAGAACTACCAGACATCCTAACTAAATCCGCATCGTTTACTCTGAAGTTTATGTAGCTTGGTGGGTATGTATTGTTAGTTGCAAACATATCAATACCAACAGGTACGCTTGAATTGTCTGAAATCCCTAATTGGATTTTTCTATCAGAGCTTAACTCGTCACCACCGCTTGATGCTATAAATGGTCCTTCTTTATTAACACCACCTGTAGATGTAATTAATAATTCTCCGGTTTTTTGATAGATAGCCCCATAAACGTCTAAGTCATATTGAGGACTACTAACCCCAATTCCCAACCTTTTATTTACATTATCCCAAGTAAATCCAGTAGTTTGACTTACCGTACTTGCCGAACTTTGGAATAGGACTCCACCTGTAAATCCTGATTGAATCTGTGTTGAGTTAATAATTACTACATCACTTGGTAAATTTTGATAAGTTGTTGCTGATATTGTTATCGCACTTAAACCCGCATTAAATATTGTATTACCCGTAACCGTACCTCCTGATAACGGTAAAAATAACCCAATCCCACTTTGACCACTTGTCCCTGACGATCCGTTTGATCCTGACGTACCGCTAGATCCTGAACTTCCTGAGGATCCTGAAGAACCAGAACTACCTGATGAACCCGATGAACCTACTTGAGCGCCTATTGTTGTTGTAACATATGAATAATGGGAAGTTCCTTGAGTATAAAACGATGCCGAACTTACCTGATTATCTTGATTTACAACTTTAATAATCACCACCATTCTGTCTGTAGAATTAACCGATGATGTCGGTAATGTAATGTCAGTAATAACACTTACTGGTGTTGTATTATTATTATTCCATCCAATATTAACCGCTTGTGACGAACCAATAAATCCTTGAATAACTCCTAAACTGTTCGCTAAATAAAGCTCAACAAAAGCCTCTAAATCATCGTTTTCATCATCTTTTGTGAACCATAAATTAAATATTTGGACTCCACCAGGTATAATATTAAATCCAAATTGAGTTGATGCGTAACTACCAATTGTTGTACCTGTTGATAGTGCCGAAATACTTTGAGTTGTAACAGTTTGACCACTAGCCAATGGGTCAGTTGACAACTGTAAATAACTACCTACCTCAACTATGTCTGAATTAAAGAAATAATTAGTTCCACCACCGATACCATTTTGACCACTAGTCCCTGAAGATCCTGAAGAACCTGAGATACCGCTAGTTCCTGAACTTCCTGAGGATCCTGAAGAACCAGAACTACCTGATGAACCTGAAGAACCGTCCGCACCATTATATACCCATGAAATTGTATATGTAAGTGTGTTTAGTGTACCACTACCGGCAATAAACGTTAAAGAAAAATCAAAATAACTTGTGTTGTCAGTACCACCACCAACTTCAAAAATACCAATTACGTTGTTATTCCCAAGTTCTGTTATTTGTAAATATGGTCTGCTAGAACCTGGTGTATTAATAATAGTTAATAAGGTATTTAACCAACTATAATAATCCGTTGAATAAGAATCGTCCTTACTAATACTAATCTCAGTTATACTTGAGATGGTACTTGAATTTGTTACAAAAAATTTGCTATTAGGGTCATTTGGTGCCTGAGTACCACTATTAAAATCCCACCTACCTGAATTAGATCCATCATTACCTGTAATTCCATTAGACCCGCTAGTACCGCTTGATCCAGATGTACCTGAAGAACCGCTAGACCCTGTTGTACCTGAAGTTCCGCTAGACCCTGAAGTTCCATTAGCACCACTAGATCCTGATGTCCCTGATGTTCCGCTAGTTCCATTGGCACCACTAGATCCTGATGTTCCGCTAGTTCCATTGGCACCACTAGATCCTGAAGTTCCATTAGACCCACTAGAACCGTTTGATCCTGATGTTCCATTAGTACCTGTGGCTCCACTTATTACTTGAGCAACCTGTTGGATTGTCGCCTTAAAAGAAGAACCGGCAGGATTTTGAGATGTGTTACCGGTGATGACTATGTGAATTAAGTCCGTTAAAGAAACTCCAGTTGCTTGTATTTGATCCGTTAATAATGCCATATCGTATAATAAATATTTTGGTTACTGAAAATTAAACTGCGTTCCATCCATAAAGAAGTAATATTGTAAATTTTGGAACTGTTTTGGCGCTCCTTCAACTGTACAATAAATTATTTCAGACACTGAACATCCGTTTGAATCGGTTAAAGTTAATTGTAGTGCGGGTGCGGTGTTGAATTGAGATGGTAAAGTAAAAGTTACAGGAAAAGTGGTTCCACTACCAACATAAGAGCAATTATTTCCATAAACATCACATGCAACACCACTAAATGGTGGTGTAACACTTGTAGCACTATAAACTATTACTTGATTTGCCACGACTAACTACAACTAACACAAGATATGTCATAATCAATCAACAAGTTGACTTTTATTTCAGTATCTTGTAATGGATTTATTTGTTGAACTGTACAGTTTTTAGTTGTATCCTCACATGCTGTTGTTATTGTAATCCTATTTGATATTACATCAACAGTAACACTTGATATACCTGAAAAACTTTCCAAAATATTTATAATGGCATCCGCCCAAACCGTATCACTTGGATAATCTGTGGTTCCTGTTGAAGTGTAGAACTGTGTTTGTGCTGATACCCCACCAACCTCAGCGTAAATCGTAAAGTCAGCAGAATTAATAATACAATTTGTATCACCACTTGTAAGATCGTAAAAACCTTCTAAGTACATGGACCTTATCGTCTTTTTCTGTATTAAACCACTATCAAAGAATTGTTCCTCACAAACAGTATAGTATCTATAATCCACATATTTTTTAGTTCCAGTAAGAGTTACCGATTTTGTTAAAGAACACCCACTTACATCAGTACAAGTTAAACTATATGTCCCTGCGGTAAGACCACTAACCGTAGATCCTGTTTGCCCGTTAATACTTCCTCCACTCCATACTAAATTAAATGGTGGTTCCCCTGAAAAAATAAAAGTAGTGATTGACCCATCGTTACCATTAAATGGTTGTGAAGCAAATAAATCAAAATAAACCGATTCACTATAATCAACATAAACAGCAAAACTCTGAATACAATTTGGTGTACCAGAATCTTGTACCGTAAGCGTATAATTACCCCATTTTAGGTTATTAAAAATACCAACAGGACTTGTTGTACTTGTTGGATTATAAGTTGGGCCTGTCAATGTAAATAAGTAAGGTAATGTACCTCCCGTCGAAACAACAACTTCAATTCTACCATTATCCCCCCCACATGTCGTTCCTGTAACTGCGGTTGTTGCACTATATAAATTAGTTGAGCTAATTGTTGTTGTTGCAGTATAAGTACAACCAGCGGATGTTACCGTTACTAAGTAATTACCATTAGGTAACCCATTAAATGTCTGATTTGGATTTCCTAACACACCAACTTGTTGTATTCCTGAACTACCTGAAACTGAAATTAGTAAGTTAGCCTCGGTACTATTTCCATTATCAACCAAAACTTGTATTGATCCACTACTTGTAGAACAAAATGAATTAGTTGTGTTAACAGCAACCGTACTAAATGAGTTTGGTGTTTGTAAAGTAACGCTATCAAATATCGTACATAAACCAGCATCAGTTACCAAGAAAGAGTATGCTCCCGATGATAAACCTGTAAATGTTAATGACGTATCAAACGTTATTCCAACTTGACCCGAAGATCCGCTGAAAAAATAAGGTGCGGTTCCATTTGCAACTATAAACTCAACTTCCCCGTCGTTCGCAAAACAACTTGGTTGCTGAATCGTTATAAAACCGGCAGATTGTAATGGTGCAACGGTATTAACAAAATATGATTGTGAACTACTACAACCGGATGAGTTAGTTATATCAACAATGTAAGTACCACTTGTTAACCCTGTAACTGTTGTACCTGTTTGTCCGTTTACATTTGAACTCCAGTTTATCGTATAAGCAGAAATTGGAGGAGTTAAACCTGTAATAAATATTTTTCCACTTCCTCCACCAATACAACTAGCATCGTCAACAACATATCCACCAAATGTGAATCCTGTTGATGGTGTTAAAATAACTGAAGCCGTTATCCCTGTACATCCACCACCATCGTTAGCAACTATATAGTACGTTCCCGCAGATAAGTTGGTGAACTCATAATAAGGTGTTGGTGTTATTGCTGATGTTATGTAATTATCACTACCATCGTAAAGAATAAATGACGCATTCCCATAAACTGTAGGTGTAAACCCTGTAATAACACCATTATCTAAACCACACGAAGGTGCTGTCGAATCAATAGTTACAGTTGTACCTGTTGAAATGTAAAATGGTTGGACTATTTTGGTGGTCACGTTCGCAACATTAACATAATAAGTACCACCTGTCAGTCCCGTCACATAATAAAAAGTAGTACTTGCAGATGAAGGTAGATATAAACCGGCAGCATCCGCAACACTATATGTGGCAGTATCACCGGTTATGTTAAAAAACACCGCACCTGATCCTGTATTACTACAGTCACCAGTGACGCTTAAATTATATACTTGAATGTACCCCATTATTGATTACAAAATATTTCAAATTCAATTCCTATGTTTATTTGGAAGTCGTCAAAATTAGGAATACAGTTATTGTTAAATACAACCACATTTTCATTGTCCACATCAATATTATAACTATAACCTGATGTTAGTAAATTATCTAAAGCGTCTCCCAAAGCATTAACCCATTGAGTGTCGGTAGGATATTGACTTGGTCCAATTCCACTGAAGAATCCGTATTGTTGTATTAATACTCCGTTTTGTCTTATATCAACATACCAACTTGATGAAACCGTATTTATCGAACACACGGTTGAGTTTAAACCATTTTGAGTAAAGAAGTTTTGTAATGTTTGAGTTAAAACAACACCAAAAGAACTAATTAACGGATCACTATTCCAAGGATATAAACCACAAATAACTTCTTGTACAGGACAATCTAAAACATAAAGTTGTGTTGATAAAGTACAAGGTTTACAAGGTACCGGTATAAATCTACAACCTTCTTGTCTTCTCCAAACAAATTTTTGTCTGTGTAGAACAGAATTTTCTAACCTAACACCAGTGTTCCATATTGTTGTAGCAGGAACCATTTGTTCTACCATTCTAATCCAATAGTTACCCATACCATTCACATAATCAATCATCGTTTGATATGTGAAATTATCATTTTCAATACCCGCTAATTTTTGTGATTCCAAGTATCTCCAATAAATTGATTGTAATGTGGGGTACCCACCTGTTTTACCATCAGTGATTGTTTGTCTATTTCGGACATTAATCATATTCCTCCAAAACGTTTGAGCAAACTCAAAGAATGTTTTTTGTTTTGGTTTCGGAACAATTGTTGTCCAATCAATACCACCCAATTTAGGATATGGGTTTGGTATATCACAAGGTGTTGGTGGTGTATAGAATAACCCTTGTTCAGGTATTGGGAAGTTATATTGACGAGACATTGTCCATACATCATAAACCAAACCTTGAGCCGGGTTCATCATAATATCAACATTCTTAACATTCAATGTTAAACATTCTTCCCCCACCTCATAATAAGAATTAAATCCACCCTCAAAACTTGTTCTTAAAGTTGGGTCTGAATCAGTCCAACTCTTTTTATTATCGGCAACTCTTCTTAACTTAAACCCTAAGTTCAAATAAGGGAATTGTCTGTATCGTTGTAAATATTCTTCACCGTAATTAAATGGTAATAGTTGAGTTTGATAATTTGGGTTATTACCTGTAAATAATAAATTTGTTGGTACCGCAAACTCAGGCATTCTGTGTTGTGGTGTGGACTCAAACCATCCCCCACCAATTTGGAAGTAATATGTTTCAGATGCGGTTGGCATTTGAGGACAACCGAACGCGTCAACAGGATAATCACCTCTATCCGTTAAAACATTAGAATTAACCGAAAATGTTGTGAATCCCGTATATTGAACCCCTTGAATGTAGAATATATTATCACCTTGTAATACGGGTAATTGTAAACTTATCGTACCACCTGTAATTTGGAAGTATTGTTTTTCAAACTCCCTCATGTTGATTCGTTGATCCGCAACATAGATGTATTCATTAAAATCAATCAACGCTTCAGGTGCACCAACCATTCTTAATAAACACTCAATAGATTTTCTTGTACCTTTTGATTTAAAAAGGTAAGCTGAGTTTAATATTAAGTTCCTATAGAACTGATAGTTGATCTCTTCAGGTGTTGGTCCGATTTGTAAACCAGGGAATGTATTAGGTTGTGTTGAGAATACCGCCTGTAGTAACTCCTCATTGGATATTGGTGAGAAATTTGTGGTCCAACCCAAAGTTTGAGCCAAGTTTTTCAATAATTGTGATGGTATATCGTTCTGTACGGTATAATGAACACTATTAATATTACCTAAAGCCGATATGAAAGATTTTGTCTCATCGAAACTTCTTCCATAAATCTGTAATAATTTTTCGAATTTTTGGTCAGGTGTATCAAACTCTTTTAATGCTCCTGTTGTAAAAAATCTTGAAATTAAGTTTGTATTATATTGATCTAAATTGATCGCAAAGTCATTAATCTGTGTTAAGTAGTTATCAAAACTTGATGTGATGATATCTAAGTTCCAAATACCCGCTTTAGGGAATGTTGCATACTCACTTGAGATCGCAAATGAACCATCTTCCAATTCTTTTGGTACAACAAACTTAGCTGTGTAAGCCGGTGTTATTTGTCTGTTAAGCAAAAAGTTCTCAACCGGATCAAACTTAAGATTAAACACTTTATTAACCTCAAAGTCATTTGGTCTAATTACCAAATAATCATAAGATATTTGATTACCACTAAATGGATTTCCATCAACAATGATTTTTAAACTAGTTGAACTACTATCGGTAGGGTATAAATAATTAAGAGGGTATTGTTGTCCGTTAATGAATAGAATATATTTTTTATACTCTAATTTCATATTTCTTAATATTGAAACCTCATTTTCACTAAACCTCATGTTGGTTTCAGCGTTTTGTGAGTAATCAATATCAAAAGGGTTTCTTATTGAAGATAATAAAATCTCTAATGTTGTATCATTTTCAATAGAATCATAACTTATATTGAATGCGGTTTCTTGGTTAATGAATTTGTCCGTTTGTGGTGCAATTTCTAAACCAGCGGGAAAGAAGTTAATTATCTTTGTTATTGAGACCGAAAATCTTTTAACTAATGAACCATATTGGGTAAAGTTTGTTACCTGACTTAAATCGTAATTAGGATAAACTCGGTAGTTTGCCGCTAATATTTCTGCGGACTCTACGTTTGTATCAATATTAATAGATTCTAAATTGATAGGATCAGAAAATGTACCTATCGTAAAAGTTCTATTCTGTTTTTCGGTAATGTTTGTTGTGAAATTAAAATTCGCTTGTGTCAAACCTCCGCCAGCAACAAGTTGTACCCCAACTAAATTGTTAGAGAATTGATTTGCTGCACTACTTTGAGGCGGACAAGTAAATTTCTGTGTTGCCATTAAGCTGTGATATTGTTAAATGCTTTAGAGAAGTCGATATTTTCACCACGATTTTGTCTAACCTCATAAAGAAGAGAGTTAAACTGATCTTTAATTTCATACAAGTTGTATTGTTGATAGATGTTATTATCAGCATCGTAAATAGTGTAGATACCGTCCTCAATAGATTTAGTTTGATTACCGTAAAGTGCAATTGCAAGTGTTGAAATGTCTTGATCAACAATTTCAATTTCAGTACTTATAGGGTTGAAGTATGTATTTGAAATAATGATACTTTGGTTTGGTTGACCTATAAATGGTGTTGCACTTGGTTTGTTAGTAGGTGATGATGAAGGTGATAACGTACAAAATAGTAGGTTTGTTGCTCCCTCAACATAAGCATATCTAATAGATTTTTGAATTGTGTTTGTTAGGTTTTGTACCACAGGTTCACAATAGAACGATGAAGTAATGATCCTAAAAAAGTTAGGTATTTTAGTCCCATCAGGATTTAAATATTCAACTCTAAAACCAACTAACCCCTGATTAACGAATTTGTTTCTATATTCAACTGGAACGTTATTAAGGTCAATCACAAGACCCTTTACATTTGGTAATGCCGATAAGACACCACAATCAGTAATTGTTGTTCTGATTTGTGCCGGTCTAATCATTAGAGTATAAATCCCTAATTTGTTAAATTGGTCTGCCGGTAGTTTAAGGTTATATAAACCACCTAATATTTCAACACTACTTCCACCTGTATTGGCGTTATTGAAGTATGGTCTCAACACATCTTGAGCATTCAAAGTTGTTAGTGTGAAGTTCTGAGTATCGTCTCTTGATTCTGTATAAACCACTACGATCTCAACGTCTTCAGGACTAACGTCTGATGGTCTTATAGTTCCGTAATTACCTGTTGCCATTTTTAATCTTTTTTCCTTTTTTATAAATAGTTATGTGGACACTTTTTCAACATTAAAATATTTGTATCCGTATTTTTCTAAATCACCCACATTATCGACTTCACCTAACCTCATCACATTTTCCAATGCAGTATATTTGCCTCGTTCAATAAAGACATTTGTTATAATTTCGGGTTCGTCAATAACATTTAATAATGCCTCATTCTTTGTTAGAGCACTTAAAACTAAATCACCTGGTACTAAACCATACGAATCAACTACATAAATTGTATAGTCCTCGTAATCAAAATAGTTTACACCATTGATCGTATAAGCCGAATACGACCCTGTTGGGTCAACACCCCAATATGTTCCTATCGAACCTGTGTTTCCTGTAACCTGAATACCTAATTTATATTTCCCGCCAGCCAAGTTTATCTTTGGTCCGTATTGTGATAAATCATTAAGTGTTGATTCAGTAAATCCTGTAATAACAAATGGTACCGAAGTATAGTTGTAAGAGTAATAATCAGTCACATCGGTATTTGAATCACCTGTGAATATATAGTCGTAACTTATTGGTGTTGCAGACCAACTACCGCCAGCAGGATAAAACACAATATTACCCTGTGGATTTGTTATTGTTACATTTGAATATGGTACTGTTACGGGTTTCTCAACTTTAGATATACCCCAAGGCGAATTAGCCGTTAGAGTAATTGTGTAGTTGTTTGATGCCGTCGGGTAGATGTGAGTTAAAGGTGTAATACCAACAACCGATTGTTGTGGTGACCCATCACCCCAATCCAAAGTATAGGTCGATAATTGTAAAAACTTAATAAACTCTAAATCGGAAGTATTATAAAAAGTATATGTATACGGATTTATAGTATTAGCCGTAGCGATAAAATTATTTAATACATCCGCCTGTAACATTAAACCATCAGTTGGGGTGTAATAACCCAAATCAACCGCAGATTCAGTTAACATAATATTAACTGAAAGTCCTGTTAAGAACGATGTTCCACCTGTGTTACCCGATAAAATATAATCCATAGGTAGATAAACACCAGTTGTTCCTGTTGTAGTTGCACTTATTGTTGTTTCGGTTAAACAACAAGGATCAATAATAGTGGTAATATCTGTTTCCCCTGTGTATGGAACAAATACAAGATCACTCTTGATGTTTTCGGGTGAAATAATAAACTTATATTCTTGTAATTCCATTATGGATTAACGTATTCGTACCATTTTATCGGTGTTAAAGAATCACCAACCCTTAAGTTGGTTGATGTTGAGAACACTTCGTATGTTTTGTTGTTATAATTTAAATCTACTCTATAATAGAAATATGTTGAGTTATCAAAAGTGAATTTATCAGGTATGATTAAATTTTGTCGGGTATTGGTCATTCTCTTAAAAACACCGGTTCTTGCATCAAAGAAACTTGCCGTCATATAAAATTCATCGATATTAATCACCTCACGACTTCTTAACCAATAAATGAAAAACCCTTCTTTATCACCAATATAATCTAAAACCATTTTTGGTTTCTTAATCTCAACAGGTGGAACCAAAGGTGATAAAACCACCGTTTCTGTTCTACCTTGTTGTACCGGTAAAATAATCGATAAATAAAGTTGTTGTGTCTTTTCGTTATCACTATCAAACAAATCCAACTTAAAAAACGATTTAATAAATGGTTTAGCGTAATAATATACTTGTTCTGTGGTAAATCCGAGATCTAAATATGAATTATCCCAAGACCCTACGGTTGTTGCCGTAATTGGTTGTGAGTAATCATAAAAGTAAAATTCGTAATCAATCGCCGAATCTAAATTAGGAAATACATTATGTGCAAACCTTGATATTTCAAAGTCGGTCGCGGTTCCAATAACTTGTTTTAAGATAGTTGTCTCGTATTCTGTGATCGCTTCATCTCTACCAGTAAAATCCCATTGCATATTAATTGGGATATTAATAGATTGGTCTAAATCTGTTTTTAATATTTTTACTTTATTCGCATTCATCTACTAATGGATCCTCAATTGTGTTTATGTTCTGTGGAACTTTACCTATTTGTGCGTAATCACTTGGTATGTTAAAATCTTCAGGTGTTATCCTAAAAATCGTATTAACGTATGGATAATGACCCCCATTCATAAATGGAAAATCAATACCAATACCTTCATTATCTATAAAACCATATGGATATAAATCCCTCCATCTAAACAATGCGTTTGTTGTGGAGTAATATGCGTAAGGTGGAATACCAACTACACTTGTTGAACTTCCTTCCTCAATATAATCGGAGAATGCTCCGATTTGAATTGGATTATGTGGTTGATAAAAATACCCTATTTGATTACTACTATTTAACCCATTATCAACGATTGCAAACCAATTTTGGTTGAATTTTATTTTGTGTTGATAAGTTGATATAACTCTTTCTAACTGATTGAAGTTATTCCATTCACAAAAATCTCCGTCGATTGTGTCACCTGATGATAATAATTGATTGTAAAAAAACGGTCCTGTCCCAACCAAAGAATTGTATTGTCCTTGTGGTATATTTGTATTTGAATTGGGGTTATTTTGATCCCACCAAGTTTGGGGTTTTTTGTTCTGTAAAAACGTATTAAAGTCCCAACCTTGTTTCATATTTCTTGTCCACCCAAAATAACCTCTCCAAATTGTCGTAAAAAATAATTCAGTTAGTGGTCTGTTTTGATTATCTATTAATCCACTTATATTGATATCACAATTGAATGATAATGTGTAGGACCTACTACCTTCTTTAACAGATGTTCTTTGTTTTTCATTTGGTGTTAGAACTTTTATCTCACATTTCTTTTTATCACCATAGATGTTTCTTTCAAAACCGGCATTAACTAAAACAGCACAATTAGGGTCAGTAATGATTTTGTGTTTACGAATATAATATTGACTTACCGTGTCCGCAGAATTAGCGGCATTTATTACCCTCCTAAATGTCCCTTGAGTGTTTGTTTGGAATGTCGTACCAGTATATCCAACATTTCGTATGTTGAAGATGTATTCATCAGATCCTGACCCTCCATCACCCAAACTAGTTACTTGGAACATTTGGTTTCCGTTGTAATTTACAGATAGATAAACATATTCTCCAACCGTTAACCCGTGTTTCATTGGTGTCTTGAATACTATATTATTACGTAAAGTATTTGATCCTACCACAATATAATATGGTATCCCATTCGATGCGACCCAACTCCAAGTTATATTTGTGTCCGGTTCTACGGTAAATAAAGTTTTGGTGAAATCATTTGCGTAAGCATAACTTATATAATGAGACCAGTTATAGGTCGTTGCACTTACACTTTTAAAGTTTAAGTGATTACTTGGTGGTTGAGTATAACCCACAACACTATTATCCGTCCTGATGAAATCAAATTCAGAGTATTGTGGTAGACCTTCCCACGGCACACTTTGATCTGTCGCAAATGGGGGTTGATTACCTTGATAATAGTAGTTTTGAGCATTACCTACCGCGTTAGTATAATATAAGTTATCTCTATATGGAACATAAGTAGTTTCACCTGAAATTGCGTTCTCAAATAAGATTGTGAACTTGGTGACCGGTCTAAATATGGTTGACGCTTGTCGTTCTTCTTCAAATACATTTACCAAATTTAAATCAACACTTCTGTCATATTCAATTAAATCTTTACTTGTTTGACTGAACGGTATGTTTATAAACTGATCGGTTCTCGGTGCGGATTTATATCTCTGTGTTGACGATATTATTCTTTCTGTTGGATCTACGGTCATTATTAATCAGTTGTTGCTACGTAAAGTTTATAGAACCTGTCTACCGCTGTTTTACCATTATTCAAACCAAAATAGAAGTGGTATGGTGCTCCAACAACAACTGCTTGTTGATTAGATCCGATTGGTTGTCCTTGTATAATACTATTAATTGATGGTTGAGCATCTGGCACGTTATTAACATAATTTGAAATGTAACCTAACTTAGTTGTTTGGGTAATGTATTTTTCTTGTAAAGTATTAAAGTCAAGATCTTGGTATTTCTTACTAAAGAACCCTCCACTATAAACATTATCAGTAAGCCAGTTGTTATCTTCAGTTCCAAAGATGTTCATAGTAGGGTTACTTTGCTTTAAAGACCATTTGTAATGAGGAACAACTTGAGATTTAGAGTAACCAAATTTTTCCTGAATTAATGGGGAGTTACTGTATGTTTGAATACCCGGTGATTCAATTTTTCTGTAGTTTAAGTTTTGTAATGGTGTTTGGAAGAACACACCGAATACCGGTTTAATGTCCGCATTTGACGGATAAGAAGCCGGATAATAGTTATCACCGAAGAAAATATAATTATTACTTGGTACGTTCTCACTAATGAATGGTAATACTTTCCACTCCGAATTAATTGATAACATCTGAGCCCAATCACCATCAATTCTATAACCACCTCTTGTACTGTTAAAGAACTGTATAATACCTTTACCTTCACTTGAGTCACCACCAGTACTAACAGGTATCATTCTTTGTCTAACCCCTTCATTTAAAATTCTCGATAAGAACCCTAATTGGATTAGATCAGAATTATCTTGGTATGATGTCGCTTTTAATTGATCCGCGTAGTAAGATCCAAAACCATCAATACCACTACAACAAATCTCATTAATAAAACTATCTCTTGGCCCTAAATCAACTACCGTTGTTGGGAATTGAATTTGTTTTTTATTGTACCCAAAACCAGGAAAATCTTTAAGACTTTGTGGGGTAAAAGGACTTATTGATGGTGAATTTTTACCAATAAAGTCATTACCATTCCATGGAGATGACCTATAATAGAAACTATTTGACAAATCATTAAATACAACAACATCTTCACAGTAATTGTAATTTGGTTGTAGGTTAGGTCCGAATGTTGTACTCTTATTAAAGTTAAACATATATAAAGACCCATTTAACCAGTTGTTTTGGAACACCTGTGAAAACACTCCTCTACAAGCAGCAAAGTTCATTGTAAATCTAACTTTCCACTCTAAGAATAATCTAGCATCATCACCATATTGTGCTAAGTATGTTTTATTTAATAAACAATAACAACCATTAACCATTCTGTTAACAGGTATTGAACATTGATCAGGAGGAATAACCCCAACATTACTTCCTGATCCACTATAACATTCCAAAGGAACCATACCTTCACAAGTTAAAGTATTTGTCAAACCTGAAACAAATGAATCCTCATCTTGTTGATCACCCGTTGGTAAATCCACACCTGCCGATATTGTAGGTTCCGTTTGAATACCTGAAGCATTATAAGCGGTAAAATTGTTATTTTGGTGTAAAGCATAACCAGTTCTATTCTGAACACCATTTTCAATTTTAGTTGATGTTGGTAATCGGTCACTTCTCATTACGATATTTGTACTTTGGAATGTAACAGGTGTTAATCCGTATCTATAATAAGCTGGTGAATATAAAACTGATAGGTTACCTCCAACATTAACGTTATTAAACCAACCACTTTGAGTGTTGTAATATTGCCCTTTCTGACAATCTTGATTACATGAACCACCCGAATTGGTGTATATTGTTTTTGTAAATGTTAATTGATCTAAATTCCAAGCTAAGAATGCATTACCACCAACATATTGAGTTGGCGCAGATTGTTGTTGTGGTATCGTATAATTAGATGAACCCAAAACTTGATATAAATTACCACCTGTTGTTAGTTGTGATGTGTTCTGCCAAGTAGGAAATACTGGTGTGTAAGAACCAATATTAGTAACATTGGTATCGTCAGTACATAAATAATAATAAGGTAAGTTAGAGGTAAACGCCGTAAACTTAGTCGTATCAGGTGTGAACGCAAATGATGGGAAATATAAGTTAGAAACGTTATTGTTAGCACTTACGTGACTCACAGGTTTATTGCCTGAAGCAAAAGAACTATAACCCTGTATTGGTCTATTCAAATAATACGAACCTTCAATCTGAACCGACCCAAAAGATGAGAAACCAAATATTTTAGATACATCGTATTTAATAGTTTGTTTTGGTGTGAATGGGTCTACACCTCTAACAAAAATACAAATTTCATAACCTTCCCAACCTTGCATCAACGTAACTACGTTATTTACTGTCCAAGAACTAAATGCTGTCGGGTCACCTACCGGACAGTCAGGTGTTAAAATAGTAACATCATGTCTTAAGTAGTTGTTAGGATAATACCCAGTGGTTAACTGATCAATTCCGATGAATTCATTAACGGTAAGTCCTGTTATAAGTTGGAAGTACTCAATGTCGGTTGCAAACTGCAAATAAGCCTCCTCCAAATTTGGATTACCAACAACAGGTAATTGACTAACTTGTGGTAGATCAAGTACTATGTTCGCACTTAAGTTAACTTGTGGGTTTGCAGGATTAGCATATTGCACTAAAACCGGTACTGAATTTCCTATTAGTGTTGTTCCTGTAATTGAATTAGTGTTGAACTGATTAAGTGTTGCCCCTGTTAAATTAAGTAAACGATTTGAGGATTGTGCGTCGGTGTAATTTGGGTCTTGGAATGAACACACATTTCCAATTCCGATTTGACCTATCGCACCAGGGCTCATTAAAACAACAACCACTTGATCCGTAAATGGTTGTGAGTTTAGAGAAGGATTCACCGTTGTTTGTATTTGATTATATGCTCCTCCTGTATTGAAATATTTATCTCTTGTATTGAAGTCGTTTAATTGTTGTGGGAATGTTTTTGAGGTTGGGTACGCAAAATATCTTTCGTCAGCCCCCGAACTTTTATTAGCCGCCCATAAAAATGGTTGTGGAGCATGAAGTAAATATTGTTCGTTATCATATAATCTATTTGGATTAGTGGATGAAAGTACATCATAACCAGAAATAACTCTAGTTAAATCCAAAGACGCCTGAACCGCTAAATCCGTAATAATATTATCATCGCCAATTTCAGAAGCAAAAGTTTTGTATGGTCCAATACCACCACATTGGAATGGATCACTATTTGGATCGTCGTCTGGTCCTGAAATATTAAGGTGTTGTATCTCATATGATCCTGCAGAGTTAACAGGTGCAATAATACTTAAAGACGGCACTAATGTTAGATCATAAAAACTACTTGACCCTCCTTGAGCGGAAGCTTCTATTTCATCATTAACACTATTGAGGTCAAAATTATCATCCATTTCCGCAGTTTTACAATCACAATCACAACTCGTACAATCAGGATATGCAATCATAGGTAAAGATATTCTTGGGAACCCTTTTACTTTAATTGCGGCAATAATAGTAAAGGCTAAAAATGCCGCGGCTAGTGCTACTTTAAATGCCGCTGCGGCTATTAAGAAAATACCAGCAAATATTAAACGAATACCCTCAAGTATCCACCCCACGTTAACGGTAACCCCAAGTCCAACTGAAATAACACCAGCACCCGCACTGATTAATTGTATACCACTCTGTATAGCATTAAACAACGAAACTGCCGCATCATAAGTTAAATAAAGACTTAAAACTATTAATACGTATTTGAGTATTGGCCATATGAATGAAATAAAGTGAGCAACAAATAGTAAAACTAAAAGTGGGAAAGTTAAAACGTTAATCAATATGTTAAACACAAAAAATATTGGGTCAAAGTTTCTAATTATATCATTTACAGGGAACGTATTTACCGTCGATTTACAAGATCTGTTATCAATTTCTTTTATCCCTAAATGTCTTGCCCTACCAATTCCATTCTTGTATCTATCCAAGAACATTGCGGTCGTATAAACTTTATTATATTTAAACTCATAGAAAGTATCTTCACAATCGATCGCTTCTTGTGGGTTAACATAATCATCCCAATCTAAACTGAACGCATATGACTTTAAAAGGTTGAATAGCGTTTCAGGGTAAACCTTGAATGTGAAATCTTGGGTAACGTTAGGGTTTACGGATGTACCGACTATTTGAATTGTGTCCCCGACATTAAATGGTATTGAATTTTGAGACCCCGTATATAGAACACCATTCAAATATATTTCATATGATGAATTATTAAGTGAAGTTTCAAATGAAATACCCGCATCAAAACCAAATGATTGTACTTCTGTTACACCTGTAACTAAACCTGGTTGAATTTGGTAAGTATAGGTTTGTGTCGCTTGATCAAATGGATCATTACCTGATGTTGACCACCCGTATTCTTTAACGTTTGGTACTAAGAAATTGGCTCTTTGGAAACTATTCTGTAGTCCTTCCTCATTTTGCCACTTCATTTTAAATCGGTACTTACCTTTTGTTGGTATACCTTTACTAGGATCATCGGACAATACTTGTTCTCCGAATTCATTTGTGAATACGTAATCCAAATTCATTGGTACGTTAAGGACATATGTTCCATCAGGATCAATTACTTTACCCTCCTGTTCTACTTGATATACCTCTAATATCGGTAAACCTTGATCATCAGAATTAATTGTTTGTCGTATTGCTTGTATTTCACCAGGACCTGCAACCAACTCACATAAATTACCTGTATTGTTTTTTGGTTTACATCCAATCTTCAATGCATCGTCATTTGTTGTTGATATAATTGACCCCATAAATATGGAGGTTGGTTGGATACTGATATTCGCTTGTTTGGTCAAATCAAAATCAACTCGTGTAATACCAACTTGACATAACTCTTGATCACCCCAAAAAGGAGCAACATCAACATCAAACACCAAATTTTTAATTTGTGGTAATTCTCTTAAGTTTGTTGATGATCTGAAGGTAGACCCGTTAACTTGTGTTTCAGTTGCTAACCCTTGTTGTATTAAATCTTGTGGTGATAAAGAAAAACAACCAATATCAGATAAATCGACATCCATTACAATTGTTTGAGTTCCAGTGGGAACCCCAAAAATCATAAAGTCACCACTATCATTTGTTGTTACAGTAAATCTGTAGTATTTGTCGTAAACCTCAATATATGATTCATCCATTAACACATCTCCAACATTAGGAAATGTTCCTGTCGATTGGTGTCCTTTATATGATGGTAGTTTAGGTAATAAATTATACCTATAACCTTCTTCATTGGTATCGGTTATGGTTCTATAGGGATATAGTTCGGAAATTACAGGGTCAAATTCATCCGCATCATCCAATGGGATAAAAACCGATACTTTAGCATTTGGTAAACCAAATCCGTTATTAACAAAAACACGACCAACTACGACACCGTAATCCGCACACATTCTTGTGTATAAATCATTTGCAAGAATCTTTAAGGAAAGCACTTCCAAAGATTCCCAATCTTGTTCTAAATTGACATTAATATATTTGTCAACACCTACTTCGGTTCTTATTCTATATGATTTGGGCATTAAAGATTTCGTTTTTTCATAAATAGTTTATTTCCTATTTTAAAAAAAATAATCTTATTCTTGGAAAAATAAATCGCTACGAGAAGTTTACCGCTTTTAAGTTCAATACCCTTACATTAATGTCCTTATTTGGGTATCTAATTTGGTAAGTTTGTGTTGGTGTTGCAAAGATAGTATCTGCCGTTGGTTGTATCTGTCTTGTTAAAGGATCCGCATATGGCATCGATGTTTGAGCCGATGAATATTGACCACCAACTTGATTAAAGAATAGAACATCAGAAATACTCACAATACCATTTTCGGACTGTAGTATTCGTCTTAATTCAGAGATATTAACGTTTTGACCTAATTCTCTAACTAAGGGGTTAAAGAACTCTGACACCAACTGTATTACTTTGGCAATAACCGCACCTTGATTTTGACTATTATCTAAAACAACATCAACCGTAACTGAAAGATCTATCGTTTCTGCTGCTTCTATTGAAATGTAGTCATTTATCATACGATAATTTGATAGGTAATTTGCGACGTTTTGTTTTAATGTGTTTGAAACTACGTTCGTTAAACTACCACTTGTATCGTAAGATAACATTTTAATTTTTATTTTATTATTCTCTTCAGTGATCGCAACTTTAGCAGGTGCACCAAATTGAGAAGGCATTGTTCTTATAATTGAGTTGTAGTCATTCACCGTAACCGCTCTATTTTGAGCCGCGAAGTTAAATGCGACCATGTTTCTCACGTCTTCAGTTGTTGGTAGGTTAGCACCTCCAATAGCCGCAGTCACATTATTACATTGTAAACTATTAATAACACTTCTGTTGACAGAATCTGATGGACCATTAACCGCAAATGATACAGTACCAATCTGGTTGATTGTATTTATACCTAAGTTACTTGATAATCCACCACCAATCCTATATTGAACGAATAGAGTTGTGTTTGGTGTCAAAGCAGCACCCATAGCAAAGTTATTAGTATATCTACTTAAATCAAAACCTTTACCGTCACGGGCAAATTCTCTTAATTGTTGTTCTGCGGATATATTACCACCACCAAAGGTCATTTTACAGAAACCTTCAGGTGTATACTCACTAATAAATTTGTTTGATGTTGTTATATATCTACCTACTTTAATACCAGGTTGATCAGATACTTTAGTAGGGTCTTCAATGAAAACTCTATCTTGTACCAAAGCATCCACCTCAAACCATCTCTCAGGACCTACGGTGATAAAATCTTGTGGTTGTGGTATTGTTGAGTATTGTGTTCCCGATTTAAGTAAAACACTTGTAATACCCAAAACATTTTTTTCAGGTAAGAATAATTCTAAATAAGGTCTAGCGTCGTTAGCGGTAATTACTCTCTTATAAACTTTTGTAATACCATTAACAACAACTTCTCGTTTAAGAATCGTATAATTAATAAGTTTACCACTTGAGTCAAAGTTTGGTATTTTAACTCGGTTTGGTGAACCCTCAGCATTTATTGGTGAAGCAAAATCAATATCATACACTGTTTCAAAAGGTTGTCCAGCACCATTAACTTGAGATCCTCGTCTTAAGACACCACAATATCTTAAATCTTCCCTATCTCCAAAAGCAGGTACTGTAATTGAAAAATCAACTAAGGCAACTGACGGTCTTTGACCCGGTACTTTTAAACCATAAGTTCTTGCAATATTATAAACGGAGTTCTTTTGTTGAGCAAACTGTAATACAGTTTCTTGGATGCTTCTATCTATTTGAAAGTTAAGGTTATCCGTAACCGCCGCATTCAAATCTAACATAACAGAGAAAATACCCGCATCGTTAAAATTTTGAACGAGATCAGGGTAATACGTTCTAGTGAAGTTAATTAACTCAGTTCTTACTCCTTGAAAATCTCGGACTGTATAAGATATATTCTTTTCTGCCATATACTATTAAATATTGATAATGATAAAATCGCTAGATTCAAAAGCAGAATCCGTTATTCTGTAATCTATTTTAATTCTTGCTGTGTGTTCTAATTCTGCAATGTTGGTAACTTTAAATTCTCGTTCACCATCTTGATTTACCGTGAATCCTTTATCTTCTAATCCCGCAGATGCCGGTTCAACAGTGATATTGGTTACCTGTAGGTTTGGCATGTAGTTACCAATTGTATCTCTAATTTCAGATTCAATATCCGAAAACGTTGGTCCATCTAAAGGTTCAAAAATATACTCATAAAGACGAGTACCAAAATTGGGTAAGAAATACCTTGACCCTTTTCTTGTTAAAAGTAAGTGAACTAAGTCAGATCTAATTTCAGCTTCGGTAGAATTTGTCACATCCAAATATCTACCTGTAAATGAATCCACAAAAGGAAAAGAAATACCGTATGTAATGCCATTTGCCATATCTAATAAATATATGTCGTGATTATTTCTAATAAATAGATATAAAATAAAAATCCCGACAATGTGTCGGGATTAATGTCGTGATTAATGTCGCAATTAATCTTATTAAGCCTCTTCTGTTTCGTTATCGGGATCCAATACTTTAGCAAGTCCTAATAATAAACCTGTCACACCCCAACTAATCGCAAGTCCTGCAGGAAATCCTGTCATTGACGCGATTAAGATAGCCGCGGGTACTCCACCCCAATTTCCGATATTTGCCGCTCCAATGTCTCTCATGATTCTACCTAATTTTTCTTTAGGTGTTTCATTTTCTTCTTCTTCACTCATTTCACCATCCATAGCTTCACTCGCAAGATCTTTAACCGCATCATGAGCATCTTTTGCCGATGAATACTGATCAATACCCAAATTATCTAAAACGTTTTTGATTTGATTTTTTTCACGATCAGATAGATTTGATACAATATCTTCTAATTTCATTTGAACTTTAGATGAGTCAACAATTCTTTCTACTTTTTTAGATGCCATGGAATCCTCAGCATCTTCTTTTATAATTCGTTTAACAATATTTGCTAAATCATTTTCATTAAGTCGTACTATTTTTTTCATGGTAATTTTTATTTATAAATATCTCATATAAAAAAAAATCACGACCGAAATCGTGATTTATTGTTTTTTTAGGAAGAACATCCAAAACATTCAAAATCTGAATTTTCAGGTTTTGACGGTAAATTTAGATTACTATATTCAACTTTCGGTGGTTCAGGTGTTGCTTTTGGTTTTTGTTTTTTTGAAATGTCCATTGCCAAATGTTTTGCTCCTGTTGAAATCGCTTTGGTTCTCACATAATAACAAAGTGTTTTCAATCCACTTTCCCAAGAGTGGAAGTGTGATGAGGTAATCTTTGATAATGTTGGATTAGACATATAGATGTTCATTGATTGTGATTGATCAATGAATGGTGCTCTATCTGCCGCCATATCAATAAGTTGTTTTTGTGATATCTCCCAAATTGTTTTGTATTTAGGAATCAAATGTTCAATTCGTTTAACTTTCTTATTGTAATTTTTATCTTCAGGATCTAAGTAGTTATTGAAATTAATGTTCTGAATTGATCCTTCATTCATAATAATTTCATTCTTCAAATCCTCAGACCATATACCTATTTTTTCAAAGTCCGTGATTAAATATTTGTTCACAATCATAATCTCACCACCAACAACTCGTCTGTTAAAGATTGCTGAGTGTGCCGGTTCTGTCATTTCATAAGATCCTGTGATCTTCGCTGAAGACGCAACTGGCATTTGTGCTGTGAATAATGAGTTACAAACACCATACGATTTAACACTTTCTTTCAATTTGTCCCAATCCCACATTCCTGATAGTTGTGTCTCATCAATATTCCACATATCAAATTGGAATACTCCTTGAGACATTGGTGACCCCTTGAAGAATTTGTATTGTTCGTATTTTCCATTCATACACAACTGATTACTTTCGTAGATCGATGCGTAATAGATTGTTTCAAAAATGTCTCTATTTAATTTTTTTGCTTCATCAGACGTGAAGATATAATCCATTAAATAAAATACATCTGCTAAACCTTGTGTTCCAATAGCAATTGCTCTTTGTTCTAAACCACCTTTTCTACCTTTTTCAGTTGAGTAGTTGTTAATATCCACAACTTTATTGAGTGATCTTACAACTTTTCTAACCTCATTAAATAAAAGTTCAAAATCAAACTTTCCTGACTTAATAAAGTTTTTCAATACCATAGATGATAAGGTACAGATTGCGGTCGTTTCTTCATCAGTATACTGATAGATCTCATTACAAAGATTTGATTGTTTAATCACACCGATGTTTTGGTGATTAGTTTTCTTATTCGCATTATCTTTAGAACATAAGTAAGGAACACCAGTTTCAACTTGTGATTCAATAACTTTAGTCCAAATGTCTTGAGCCTTAACTTTTTTACCAAGACCCATAGAGACCGCTTTGTTATAAACTTCCTCATATTCGTCACCAAAACACTCTTGTAATGGTTTTAATCCTGATTTCTCAATATCGTTAGGACAGAATAAATACCAATCACCATTTTCTTTAACTGACCTCATAAAGTTGTCAGGTATCCAAAGTGCGGTAAATAAATCACGAGCTCTCAATTCTTCAGCACCTGTATTCTTTTTAATGTCTAACAAATCAAAGATATCTTTATGCCAAGGCTCAATATAGATTGCTGCTGAACCTGGTCTACGACCTTGTTGATTAAAGAATCTAAGTGATTCATTAACAATCTTAAGGTATTTTAACAAACCACCAGCATATCCACCTGAACTAGAAATTCTACTTTCTTTACTACGAATGTTAGACATTGATAGTCCAATACCAGCGGCATCAGATGAGAACGTAGATATATCAGTCAATGTATCTAACAAACCTTTTCTTGAGTCAGAATCATTATAATGAAGTACACAAGACGCTAATTGAGGAACTCTAGTTCCTGAATTAATCATAATAGGTGTTGCCTTTGAAATTAATTGTTCTGATAAAGATCTATAGTATTCAAATGCATCGGTGATGTTTGATGTAACCCATAATGCAACTCTCATATACATATGTTGTGGTCTTTCAATAACTTTACCATTTGGTCGTTTCAATAGGTACATTTCCTGTAATGATCTCCAAGCGAAGTAATCAAAGTTGTAATCATTTTCGTGATTAATAACCGCATCGATAGTATCTTCACCATACTCTTTAATGGTCTCAATAAGTTTTTCATTAATAATCCCATCCTCATAAAGTTGCATCATAGTTTGTGAAAAACTATCATTTGTTTCTTTATGGTATGAAGAAATTGCAACAGACGAAGCCAATCTTGAGTAATCGTGATGACTACCGGTGTAAGATGCCGCGATCTCATAAACTAACTTATCAAGTTCTTTTGTGGTTACTTCACCTTCAGTTGGCACTGATGTGATAACCTTAATAAAAATCTCGTCTGAGTTTACATTCAAACCTTTTGACGATCGTTTTACTCTGTTGTAAATTTTTTGTGGGTTAAATGAGACTACCTCACCACCTCTTTTAATTATTTTTAATGACATGTTATAAAATTTAAAAATCGTCTGTGAATGCTATAGTTTCGTTTAATTTCGCTTTTTGATATTCCATTGTTCTTGATTCAAAGAAGTTACCTTTAGTTTCAACCGCAATTTGTTCCATGAACTTGAATGGTTGTTCTACGTTAAATTCTTTACTACAACCCATTTTAACCAGTAATCCATCAACAACAAACTCAAGATATTGTTTCATTAAGTTTGAGTTCATACCGATCAAAGAAACAGGAAGTGATTCAGTAATAAACTCTTTTTCAATCTCAAGAGCCGACAACACAATTTCTTTAATTCGTTTATCAGAAGGTTTATCCTCTAAATGATTATTCAATAAATGAATTGCAAAATCACAATGTAAGTTCTCATCTTTAAAGATAAGTGTGTTAGCGTTACATAAACCTTGCATTATTCCTCTTGATTTCATCCAGAAAATAGAACAGAATGAACCTGAGAAAAAGATACCTTCAACCGCAGCAAACGCAACTAATCTTTCAGCGAATGATGCGTTGTCAATCCATTCTAATGCCCACTTCGCTTTTTTCTGTACAGCCGGTAATCTATCAATTGCATTGAAACATTCATCTTTTTCTTTCGGATTTGAGATGTACGTATCAATTAATAGTGAATACATAAGTGAGTGGATGTTTTCCATCGCCAATTGGATTCCATAAAAGAACTTCGCCTCAGGGTATTGTACTTCTCGGTAGAAGTTTTCTGCCAAGTTTTCGTTCACAATTCCGTCCGATGCTGCGAAGAATGATAATACGTTTTTAATAAAGTATTTCTCATTTTCTGTTAATGTTTCCCAATCTCTGATGTCATTTGTTAAATCCACCTCTTCTGCCGTCCAAAAAGCCGCTTGGTGTTGTTTGTAATATTCCCATATATCATTGTGTTCAATAGGGAATATGACGAACCGACCAGGATTTTCTACTAGTATTTTTTCCATTTATTCTAAATTTTTTTATTTGTTAATTTGACTGTGTTTCTCTTTGTTTTCTCTTTTCCAAGAGTTCTTTAACTCGTTGTCTTTGTCTTTCTTCTTTTTGTTCTTCAAGACCCAAGAACGTTGTTGTACTTTCAGTGTCAATTTCAATCATTGCATTGTCGAATTTACAATTCTCAAATATAACCCCATCATCACCAATTCGGGACTTAGTTATTGCAATGGTTGCTAATTTCATTTCTTTTTGTTGTAATGTCTTAGCCACCGATATGATAACGTGTCCTACTTGTGCCTTTTTAATTGATCCCCCCATTTGATCTGTTGTCACAACCTCTGAAGATATTGATGATCGGTTACCTTGCGTTGCGGTCCAACCAACAAGATTCATCTCGTGACACATTGCTTCAAATGCTCTCATCACTGACCCTTCACTCTTCCATTCATCACCTAAGTTCTTATCAGGAACCACACAATCAATATAATCTAAAATAATCATATCAACTTTAATTCCGTCAGAAACCATTTTCCTAATTTGATTTTTGATTTGTAACATCGTCATAGTATCTGATGGTAACTTTTTCATAATCAACTTGTTTGGCATTGATTCCTCAATTTCTCTAACTTTAGTCACCACTTCTTCTCTTTTTTCTGACAAATCGTCAGGATGGATTTTAGTCCATAAAGTGAAGTGTTTTCTTTGAATTACCTTTGGGTTGTCCTCAAAAAAGATCTGAAGAACATTGAACCCTAAGTTAAACGCGTGGTTTGCCATCTTAGTTAAAATGGTTGATTTACCCACACCTGTTGGTGCTAAAATAACACCAATTTCTCCTTTTGCCAAACCACCTTTTAATAATCTATCAATACCAGGTATTCCCATTGGGATCGGGTGTCTGTAATCATCTTCAAGAACCTGCTCTAAGTTTGAAAACACATCTAACATTGTTGTATCTTTTGCCCCAACTTGTAGTGCCGACTTAACCAATTCCTCAAGGGTATCGTAGTTCTCAAATTCACCTCCATCGATGATCTTTTGAGCTTTACCCATTACCTTTTGGAGTTCTTGTTGTTTACAGAATTTCAAAGCCTTTTCTTGTACAAAAGCTACTCCATCGATAGGTGCATCTTTAATTTTCTTAATTGTGTCTAATACAATCTTAGATGCGATCTCTTGTTGGAGTTCTGATTTTGTAATCTGATCAAGGGTTTCAAATGACGGGGTATGGTCGTATTTTACATAATACTCTCTAATCATCTGAATAATGATTTTGAAGTATTTATTTTCAAAATAATTGTTCTCAATCACATCAATAATTGAATGTGAAAAGTCCTTATCTACGATGATTTGATTTAATAATTGTAATTGAAAAGTATTACCTAAATACTCAAAATTCTTACCTGTCGCCATATAGTTTTTTTCCGTTAGTAAAAATAAATAGTATTAGTTTTTGATAAATTCAGGGTATGCGAAATTAAATTTTCCACCTGAAAAAATGTCAGTAAGGATACCGAGTATGTTTTTTAGTTTTGGGCGTAGGTCTACGGTATATCTGACCTTTGGCGGGTAGGGTTTAGCGTCGAATACCCTCTGACAAATTGTCATATCTCCGAGCTTAATAATTAAATTAAAATTTTCAGGACCATCTGTGATTGACGTATTTAGAACGTCAGGGTTCTCTGAAATTTCATACTGATTGTCCAACATATAGGTCACAGTTCTCATCTTCAAATCATATTGTAACTCTCTACATAGATTATCAATATAGTCGTAAAACTCTTCTGATTTGTGAGCATTTCTGTTAAAACCTCTCACATTGAAGAATCGTTGAACCACGATGTTGTCATTACACATTAACAAAAATTCAACTTTTGTTATTTCTTGTTCTTTCATAGTTTTTTTTGTTTTCTACTTTTTGTTTCTAAACTTACTTTTTTCTTTTCTTGTTAACTTAAGAAATGGTTTCAAAAAACTCACCCAAGCGTCGTCACCTTTTGGTAGGTATTTGAAGAATCCGTCTTCCATCATCATTCTAATTAGATTTCTATGTCCTCTTCCGTCGGGATCCATCGACTCAGTATAATATAATCTAACCAATTCTTTGTCCTCATCACTTAATAGTGGTTCATCTAAGTCGACAAGTTTTTGGTTGATCACAAAAAATTCATCACCAAAAATACCTTCTTTAGTTTTACCACTTAATAGGTTCTGAAGAGCTACGTTCCCCTTTTCCTCTTTAAGTAAATTAGTACTTGTACTCAAAATATAGGGTATTTGTACTAATTCTTCAAGTAGCTCAGGAAATAATTTAATTAAAGTTTTCTCACCAAGATAAAAGATCCCGTCAATGTTGTCGGAACTATCACCAGTGAGTATCTTTACGGTTTTAACATTAAAGTGGGGAACTTCAATATCATGTAATTTAATCTTGTCCCCCAACTTGTAATATTGTTTTGTGGATGGCGAATAAATTGAGACCTTCTCAGAGATAAGTTGGGTTAAGTCCCTATCACTCGAGAATATGGTTTTTGTCTCATCTAATGACACTTGACAGTAATAAGCTATCAAGTCATCAGCCTCTGAGTTCTCCGTCTCCAATTGTCTTACAAACATCTCCTCGAGGTATTGTCTAACCCTCTGTTTTTGTTCCAAGAAAGCATCTTCTTTTTGTTCTGATTCGGAAGGTCTCCGATTCAATTTGTACTTTGGGTAAATCAATCTTCTTTGTGAAGATGAGGTTTTAGAATCCCAAAATACCACAACCTTATCATAGTTGTGTTCTTCCAAGAATTTACGAAGAGTATTTAGAAAGTGCCAAACACCACCAACGTGTTTCCCATTGTGATAGAAATCTCTAACACCATGAAACCCAATTTTCAATAAATTATTCCCGTCTACTAATAATGTTTTGGACACTTCCTTTAATCTTGAATGATTTCTACTCAACCTCTTCCTTTTCCGCTTTCAAATCAAAGTCACCATCAACTCCGATTATGTCTTTCCAATAGTCAGCATATTCTTTCTTATACTTTTCTATTGATGCCTTTTCTTCTGTGGTGTCTTTACCCGGTAAGAAACCGTGTGGTGTTACAATAATTTTCCCATCTTCAAAACCAAGTCCATTAATGTGGTTTTTCATAACCGACACTTTTGTTCTTGAAGCAAACTTTACAGTTCTCTTATCTTTTGTTGCCGTGATCTTTGTTGTTCCCGCACCTTTTTGATTACCAAACAAAAATACTAAAGAAGAGTTCAACCAAATTGCTTCACCACCTTTTGCTTTAATCTTTGGTTGTCCAAATGGATTGTCAGGTAATTCAACCCAAGGCTGATTAACAATGATTAAAGTATTCTCGTATTTAGAATCAGCTTTACGAGATCCTGAAATACGTTGGTTAATACCCATACCAATTTTATCCGCCAATGTGGAAGCGTTGTGTTGTTTACCTCCTTTACCTTCGTAAGTCATTTTACAAGGAACTGATCCAACTGAATCCCACATAATACAAAGTGAATAATCTAATTCACCTTTTTCTTGTGCATCCAATAGTTCATTAATGTAATCTGTAATTTGTTCAATATAACTGAAATTGTTATTAAACAAGAAGAATCCGTCCCAAGTTAATTCACCTGTTTCTTCATCGACTACTTCTTCACATTCAAACCCCATTATTTTTGAGTGTTCAAAGGACCATTTTTGTTCGGTAATAATGAAAACAGGAAGAATCCCTTTCTTTTGAGCATCAACCGCAGTTTTAATAAGTGCTGTTGTTTTACCTGTGTCAGAATGACCCAACAACATATTAAGGTGTCCAATAGCAGGACCAGGTAAACCTACCGCATCCAAGAAATCAGATCCAAGATCAAAAAATCTTTGTGGTTTATATTTTGCGTCTGAAGAGAATTTTTTCTTCAATGAACTAAAATCTGTTTTCTTAATTGCCATATTAATTGAAATTATATTTATGGAATGTTTCTAATGCATTCATTTTATCTTGTGCGTTAACCATTTTCTCAACCAATTTATCCATTTCCTCAATGTGTTGTGGATGTTCTCCAATACCAACAGGATTTGTAAAATAAACTAACAAGGTTGCTTCCGCTTCCGCCATTTCCGAACGATACTTTAAGGTCAATGCCTCATACATTTTTTCTGAAATCTTATTCATTTTATTTTGATTTAAAAATACTAGGACACCTTGTCTATGTAAGTGTCCTAGTATAAGTTATTATTTTAATTAGAATGGTAAATCTTCGTCTTCGTCATCATTTACCTGAGGATCTGCAACCTCATTAATTGATTTTGGTGTTGAACCTCCCATAGATACTTCCGATTCACTACTATTTGAGTAGATGTATTTACCTGCGTCTGTATCCCAACGAGGAGTTTCTCCTCTCGCAATTGATTCAAGATATTCAACAGGTTTTTTAGAATATACGTCCTCCCAAGTCAACTCATCGTTAATCCAAGTAGATGATTGTTCAGCATCTTCATGTGTTGGTGTTGGATCGTCATACATTACGGTTTGAATTACCGTGTATGTTGCACCTTTTGGTGTCTTTGCCTTTGTAAGTTCAAGGATTAAGTCACGACCATTATCTGAATCGGTAACGTCTCCTTTTGCTTTCCAAATTGGAATAATTTTATCAAGAATTCCTTCTTGTTTGTAATTGTGTTTAAATCTCCAAAATTTAACACCGTCTTCTTCGTGATCACGGTCAATTACTTTAACAATGTAAAACTTACGAGCTTTATATTGTGTTGCTAATTGTTTGTCTGATTCACGACCTGTTGACATTAAC